CGCCTCTCTGCCGGCACGAGCATCCGCCCGCGCGCCGAGGCCGAACGGCGCTGGCAGGTCGATACCCCCGAGCAGTGTGTTTGCGAGCGAAAGACTCATGCTGGGCTTCGCCCTTTGCAAAAAAAAACGGAAAGCGGAATGTGGCTTCGCCTCTCAGGCTGGGGTTGAGCGGTCGGAGAACTTTGGCGCTTGCGGCTGCTGATCGGCCTACGGCTCTCAAGCTGGGCTTGGTATGCTGGCTCCCGCGCGCGAAGCGTTGGCGGAAATTTTGAAAGTTTTCGGGCTTGCTTCTTGGGATGCGTTGTGGGAGAGTTGATGCGATGGCAGTGCGTTGCTCAAATGCGGTATACTTCCGAAGCAAGGAGGGCAAACCATGACGATGAGGACGCTCTTGATTGCGATGTGCGTGGCGCTCGATCTGCCGGGGTGCGCTGCGGCGGTCAAAGCCAGCGGCCCGCTTCCGCCGGTTGTGCCGGCTCACGCGAGGATATGCCCGCCCAACGTGCATAGCGGTCCTTGCCGCTGAGCGCCGATTCTGACCGGGCGGAACTACTGTCGCGTTTGATCGAGACGCAGGCGTCGTATCGGCGGCTGGCTGGTGCTCCGGCGATCGTCCGGTCTGAGATGCTCGAGTCGGCGTTCGAGGCGGTGCTGCTAGTTGGTCGCTTCAACCGGGCTCATCCCGAGTTGCGGATCACGCCGCTACCGTGCTGCTGATGCGCGCTGGCGACGACCCGGAACTGTGGATTGCCAGCGTTTTGCTCGCTTCGATGCTGCTCGTGATTGTTGGGCTGGCGGTGACGTTTGCGATCGGCTTTCACCGGTGAGAGCCCGTGTCCCAGCGCCCGACGAGCCTTCAGAATGGGAGAAGGGGTTTTATGATTATCAGACACATATATATGCAGAGCACTTGTATACCTGGAAGCATAAAAACTGGTGCCGTCGGTTCGGGTGCTCCTGGAGGGATTGCCCTTACCTCGACAGGATTAAGGCGTTAGCGCGAGCGCCGGAATAGTGGAATTGCATCACCGCCGCTTGATAGATGACCCAGCGTACCTTGCTGAATGCCGCAGCGAATGCCAAGCCCATGATTTTTCCAAGAATGTCGTCGTCGCCGGTAAACTAGTTCACGATACTGACCGCGAGTGTTGCCGGATTCAAGACTGGGAAACAACAAGGCGTTTGTTAAACCCGGAGCAATTCCTGGATAGCACGCCTGATGAGTTTGGCAGATGGGCTAGGGCCTTGAAGGCCGGGAAAATTTCCCAGGAGGAGCACGACGCGCGCTTCTCCATGACGCGGGCAGAACGCGACGCCTGGTGGGATAAGCATCTGCCACCCCGTATTAGGCTGAGCGCGGCGCGGCACAACGCTCGACATCACGAAGGTGACCCGTTAATCGAACACCCCGAGATTGCTCCTTGTACTATTTGTGACGCGCGTAGGCAACATGGAGCGCCCCGTATATGAGCGCCCGCCTTCGCTGTTTCTTCACGCATCGCCGCTGGAACGGCTGGGTGCGGGAGTTCTCGCCCTGGCACCTGGGCGGGCGCCGATGCCTGCTGTGTAACAACTTCTTACCTCGGCTATAAGCCGTGAAAGGATGCTTCCTATGTATGAAGCTAAGTCCACCGAAGCTCCGCTGCTTGACCGCGTTGCGAACCTTGAGGAGCAGTTAAGCTACACGAATAATACGCTCGCGCAAGTCACCGACGACTACAACCGGCGTGTTTCTCAACTTGAACATATCCTCGGAACTGACCGAATACCACAGGCTCCGCCAGCAAATTCGATAAGCGGCGTAAGAATTTCGGGGGCGTTCCGATGACCCGAGAAGTGATCGACCCCGCCGAGCTTCGCGCGTTGAAACGACTTCGCCGCGAGGGCTACGCCAAAATGCCGAACGAGGGAACGCTGCGCGCGGCGACCGAGTATGAGCGCACGCGGATGGGGTCCTACCAGCAAGAGAAGCAAGTCCGCGATAGCGGCCTGGCGCAAAAGGCGCAGTTTGCGCTTGGGGTCATCTCGCAGAACGTGCCGGCCGAACGGCGCGACACCGAGCTGGAAACCAAAGCCAAGCAGGTGCTAAACGCCATCTTCGATGAGGTGCTGACGGAGATCGCCAACCCGCCGAAGCCGCCGAGTGAAGCGCCGCCGCAAGAGCCCGAGGAGTTCGAGGAGTTCGCCCTTGACGGCGCCGAGGCGGTTGTCTAACCAGGAATCTCCTGCCGCTTTCACCGAATCACCGCGCTCGTAGGAGGGCCGCCGCTTGCCCGTCATTTTCAATGTAGCCGCCGCGATTGGCCTGATGTTCTTCTTCCTGGTCGCCGTGGCGATGGTCGGCGGAGCGCTTTGGATCTTTGCTCACGCCTTCCGCGAGCTTCAGTTCGCACGCCTGGCGGCGCTCAACGCCGATGCTTCACGGGAAACATTGCGCGCGAGCAGCGAGGCGGTTGACGAACTGGCCGGACACCGCGAGCGACTGAGCCGCGAGAGCGGCGGGCTTCCGAGCGATGCGGAACTTCGCCGCGCGGCATTCGAGCAGACGGCGGCGGAACTTGGTTTAGAGGACGCCACGCTGCCCGAGCAATATACAGATGTAGAACAGAACGCCATGCGCCTGAGCCCCAACGGCGAGGCGGACATTCCTCCGGATTCGCTTTATGACATCGCTGCCGAACGCGAACGGTAGGGTCAGGCCGGGTGGTCATAAGAAGAAGCGCGGTCTCTCAACTGTGGCCCCAGATGACTTTCCGGGCGCACTTCACTACGAACGAGGCTTGCGCCCTAGCAGAAGAGACAAAATCAAGGCGGCCGTCGAGGAGAACGCCAAGCTGAGAGCAGCGATGGAAACGCCGATGGACCGCGAGCAGTGGGCAAAGCACACGCCGCAAGAACTACGCGACCAATTCGCCGCCTCGGCCCTTATCGCCGCGGAGCTTCACCCGCACCGTGCGCTCCGTCGCCTAGGATTCTTTATCGAGGACGCCGCCGAGCGCGAGGCGCTGATAGAGGAGATTTTTGAAACGCCCGGCGTGCAGTCCATCCTCTCAGACGACGCCAAGGCGTTCGCCGGCAAGAAGTCGGTGGTCATGCAGCGGCTCTATCAGATCGTTCGCACGGAAGCCCCCGACCTGGCCGTGCGGGCCGCCGGGCAACTCTCAAAGATGATCGACGGCTGGCAAGACGGCGAGAAGAACAAAAACGCCGGGCAGACGTTGAACTTCTTGATGCAAATGGGGACACCGGCGGGCGTTGCGTCGGTGCGGAATGTTACCGGCGCGGTCGCCGAACTGCCGCCTGGCGAGGAGATAATCGACGCCGAGGCGTTCTTCGTTGACCGTAGCGAGGAGGTCGTAGCCGTGGTGGACGACCCGAAGTGAAGCCGCACATTGCCATTAGTGAATCCGAAGGCCAGACCTTCTACGAGCGATACTTGCGGCCAATTCTTGAGTCTGACCCTGTTTGGCCCCAAATATCCGAAGAACTCAACACCTTTGCTGAAAATGCCTATACCGGAGGCCTGAAGGGATATACCAGAGAGGAGACTCTCTATCGGTTCAAAGATAGTGTGGAAGCGAAATACGCGCAGCTGCGAACCGCCGCGATGTTCGACTTTCCACCGATGGTACCGAGCGGCGAATGAGTTGCGTAGCTGCGGTTTACCGCGACAAGCCAACCGCCCGCGATGCTCAGCATCGGATCTCGCGCCGCTATCACTTCTCAACCAGCATCCGCTTCTGCGAAGAACACGACGGATACCATACCATCGCCAACCTTGGCAGGATGAAGCTCCCCAAACGTGCGCTAGAAACGATGGAACTTCTCGGCCAAGGCTTCAACCAAAACGAGATTTGCAAGATTATGGAAGCTCCCCGCTCGACCGTCGAGTGGTATCTGAGGTGTCTCAAGGACGGATTCGGCGCGAACTCAAATGAACACCTCATGGTCCTTGCGATAGGGACCGGCGCACTCAACGTCACGAACTTTTTGCCCGGCTTTATAGAAGATGGAGCGAACGACTATGCCCGATCGAACGGTGAGCGAACGAGAGTTGAGGGAGTCAGCGCGGCTAGTAGCGTCTGACCTGCTAGAGAAAATACACGAGGCGATAGCCAACCCCGCGCCGAGCCCCGAGAAGCTCGAAGCGTATGCGAACCTGCTGTCGGCGCTCGACGGCTGCGCGGCGGAACCGGGATGATCGAACTCTATGAGTTCTGGCCCGCAAAAACATTGGTGGCTTGGGGCAAGCTGGCAGTTTGCTGCCCGTACTTTACAAAAGATGGCGATGTTTACACCGTTCGGTTTTTTGACGCTATGCTTGGGCTGAACTAATGATTAGCGCGCCCCGAAGTTAGCGCCAACCAGCGATGCCGAGTGGAAGGCGCGGCTAGAACGCTTCCGTAGCGATCAACGCTATCGGATAGAGTCGCTGTACTTTATCCGAACGCAGGCTCGTAAGACTATCCGCTTGCGCTTCAACGAGGCGCAAGTCAAGTTGTATGAGTGCCATCAGTGGTTCCGCGAACGTCGGATGCCAGTGAGAATCATTATCTGCAAAGCGCGCCGAGCGGGTCTTTCAACCGGCGTCGAGTCGCTCATGTTCGACGACACGACGATGCACGCGCATACCGACTCGCTCATCGTTTCGCACCAACTTAATCCGTCCGAGAACGTGCTTGGTATGTGCAAAGTCTTTTGGGACCATATGCCACAGAAGCTGCGCTTCAAACTCTCGACGGGCGACGAGATCGTTAACGTGCGCCCGCCGATGCACCCCAAGTATTCCGGCGAATTGCCAAGCGATAAAATCGAGTTTGCGCCGCCGCTTTCGTCGCGCATTTTCATCGCTACGTCGAAGTCGGTTGACGCCTATCGTTCGTTCGCGTTCCAGAATCTTCACGCCACCGAAGTTGCGTATTACGCCGACGCGGGCAACCTGTTCACCGCCCTCATTGCTACCGTGCCGCTTGAGCCCGAAACGGCGATTTACATGGAGTCAACGCCCAACGGCATGGGAGGAGTGGGCGAGTGGTTCTTCGAGCATTGCTATGATGCAGAGCTAAACGGCGCCGAGCCCGACTACGGCGAGTCGCGCCTCGTCTTTATCCCGTGGCATGAGCTTGTCAAGTCGTTCACGCGCCCGTTCGACTCAATGGAGAACCGCGCGCGGTTCGAGCGAAGCCTAGACGAGCACGAGAAAGACTTACTCAAGCAGTTTCCGCATATCACGCTGGAGCAACTAAACTGGCGTCGAGCGCGTATCTCGCAGCCCGACTTTGCCAAGGATGAGGAGAAGTTCTACCAGGAATACCCCGAGTCGCTAACCACCGCGTTTCTTGCCAGCGGCTCGATGGTGTTCTCGCGCCAAGCGATGCAGAGGCTGTCGCTCAACACGAAGCCGCCGTTATGGGAGGGCGACATCTACTGGGGCGAGTCCGACGCGCAAAACGTCTACGACTCGACGTACAACACCGTTCGTCGCCCGAAGTTCCTCTCACCCGGTAAGGCCGAGTCGCAAGGCTTCAGTTCGCACACCATTAACAAGACGATGGATAACCTCAAGGTGTGGCGCTGGCCCAACAAGGGCGAAACGATCGTCATTGGCGCGGACATCGCTCGCGGAAATCCCCGAAGCAAAGACGCCGACTACTCGGCTATCTGCGTGCTGGTCCTCAACGAACTCGAGCGCGACGAGTTGATTATGACCTGGCGCGGGCGCATCAACACCATCTCCTTCGGGGACGTGCTGGCGGCGCTCGCGTGGGCTATCCGCTACAACGTCGGGGACAAGATACGCGCACCGATCCTCGCGCCGGAGTGGACCGGGCCAGGCACGGCGACGTGCACCTATATTGACGAGCGGCGGCTTTACCCGCTGTGGCACTACCGAATGCCGGGCGTGCAGGGCTTCCCGGCGAGTAAGCACGTCGGCTGGGAAAGCAACGGCAAAACCAAGCCGTTCGCCGTTTCCGCAATGGTGCAGTCGGTAGAAAATAAGCAGGTTGAAATCTTCTCGAAAGAGCTCGTTCAGGAGATGGCCGCCTATCGTCAGCAGGGGGCGATGGCCGACGAGGCGAGTTACGGCGGCGTCGGGGCGCACGACGACCTTGTTTCCGCCTTTCAGATTGCCAACGCTATCTGTCGTTTCGAGGCGCGGATTAACCCGCACGAGAGCGATGAAACCTCCGTGGTGAACCTCGACGCTCCGCCGATTGGCGACTCGGGCGGGATGCGCGTCGAGCCGTTTGACGAGTTCGAGGCGATGGCTGGCCTGCCGCAAGGTGAACGGCTCATCGAGGACGCGGCCGATGCGTTCAACGAGCTAGACTTCAGCGAGCGCGGCTATTACTAGGGTCCAGCGGTCCTAAGTGTTCCAGAGTCGTGCGTGCGGGCGACGGTTTGGAGGATACATGCATGAACGGGGAGGCCTGGGTGGTCCGCTTCTGCATTTCATGCGGAGAGCAAACCCATGATTATCCAAGCGCCAAGAGCCCCGAGTGCTTCTCCTGTGGCAACGCTAAGAACCCGTACGCGCAGAAGAATATCCGCTTTAGTGTTGACGCCGCCGGCGAGGATTCCACCAACCCGGCACGCATCGCTGACGGCACGGCGGGTTACAACTTGGCGCTCCCGGACGTTCCCGGCGAGGTCATCGGCAAGGACGCCTACGGAATGACCAAGCGGCGGATGCGTCCGGTTCTCAATTCGGAGATCGCTTCGACTCGCCAGCTTCGCGAGATGGGCAAGCGCGCAGGTCTTACAATGTTGGAAGCACCCAAGCGCGCAGTAGGGCGCTAGAGGAGTCTATGAAGAAAGCAATCATCGGTATTCTTGCGGTTCTGGCGATTCTAATTTCCAATGCTCCGGGCATTCGCCTGGCGGCCGCTCCTGCGAGCGTTGCTTCCATCACGTTCGCGTTGAACAACGGGGCGTGCAGCAGCACCATGACGCTCCCGACTACTGCGGCGCAAGTTGAGGCAGACGTTTACGGGCCTCCTGGTCCTGGAACAGCAACGGTCCAGTACCAAACCGCCGCTGGAGGGGCCTGGGCGGCAATGCCTGGCCCGACCATTAACGGCGAAGGTGACTACATTTACACTGTGCCGACAGGTGCGTTGACCACGCGCATCTGCGTATCGAATACCGTCAACCCGAACATGAACGGGCAGCTTATGGCTGGCCTCGCGCTGCCGGCTGGGAATATCTATCTCGGCTGGGCTTCGCCGTCGCCGGGGCCTTTGGCTTCGGTCGCAACGGGAGCGACGGCCTACGTCTATCAGACGTTGCAGAGCTTTCCCGTTCAGTGCTATAGCTTCTCGCCGACTGGGCAATGCCTGGTCATTTTCAATGGTGACGTGGCGCTCGCCGCCGCGACTCCCATAACGGGAGAGTTCTTGGCGGCCTGCGTGGCGGTATCGAGTACGCCATCTCCGCTGCCGACTTCAGTTCAATGGACGAACCCTTCGTCTACGACCGCTCCGTGCGCGTCGTCAGCTCCGACGAACGCGCTTGCCGGGAGTCAGCAGTTCGGCCAGTCGGCGACCAGCACCGATGCGCTTACATCGTATGTGCATTGGTCCGGGACGATGCCTTCGGGCCAGGCGATCACGCTACTGTTCCAGGTCGAGGGCAGCACTACGTCAACGCAGACCGCGCAGGGCTCCGGCTCGGCCCTGGTGATACCGTTCTAGCATGGGATACTTGAATGCGCTCCAATCTGCCGCCGCGCCGATGGGCTCGCCGCCGCCGACGCCTGCGCCGAACGTCGGGACGCCTCCGCCGCTTCCCAGCACCGAGCCGCCGCCGTATGATGCGGCGCAGGACCCTGCGTGGCGCGGGATTCTTGACCCGCAAAATCATGCGATGCGGACGTTTCTAAATGAGCTGTCACCCGAGCATCGGCAAATGTTGCTCCAGGAGATTTTGCGGCACAAGGCGCAAGCGCACCGCCCAAATCCGATTCCGCCACAGGCAGGGCCGATGCCAGTCATGGGTGCTCCGCCCATTCCCGCAGGCGCATCTCCGCTCGGACCTCCGTAACCCTTGGCAATCGTTGAAGCCCGACCCGGGATACCTCTGCGTGAGTGGCAATCCCGGCAGCGCGAAGCGGCTCTGGCAAAGCGCCCCCGCGACGATGAGGACGAGCTTGAGCTAAGCCCCGAAGCGACCGAGCGCTATAGAATTTTGCGCTACTGCGCGAAAACGCTCGAAACGGCTCGCCGAACGCGTAAGCCGCACGAGACATTTGACCGCGCGTGGGCGCTCTACAAGGGCGACGTGTGGAGCCCGCGCCGCGCCCCGTGGCGTGCGTCCATCACGATCAACAAGATCCGCGCCTTCATCACGTTCATCCAAGCGATTATGACCGACAACAAGCCGCGCGTGTCGGTCGAGCCGCTCGTTCCCGGCTCTGAGGACGCCGCCGACCTGCTCCGCAAGCTATCCGACCGCGATTGGGACGAGAACGATATGCAACTCGTCTGCTCGCTGTGGGTGCTGTACGGGCTCATTTGGGGCTATGCGTTCGTCAAAGTCTACTACGACCCGTACGCCAATGGCGGGCGAGGGAAGCATTGTACCGATGTCATCCCGCCGTACGAGATTTTCGTCAACCCCGACGCCAAGAGCGTTGAGGATGCCGAGTACATCATTCATTGCAAGCAGATGACGATGGGCTGGATCCGGCGCAACTTCCCAGTTCAAGCGCGGATGGTTGATAAGGTCAAAGGTTTCAAGACGCACGACGAGAGCGATAAGATGGGCGACCGCAACCGCGACTACGTTCGCGACGGCGACAACAAGGCGCCGCGCATCCTGTCGGCTATGAACATTGACGGAAACGTAACCTACCCGCCGTCGCCTATGACGCAGAACCGTTACTTCGATGACGACCGGGAAACGGTGGAGATTGCGGAGTATTGGCTGCGCGACGAAACGCTGGAAGCCTATCAGCGCCCGATCGTTAAGGGCGGCAAGATGGAGATGCAGCCGGAGGTCGTAGACGGCGTTGCGGTCATGGAAGTGGTCGGGACCAAGCAGATAATCAGCGATATAGATGGAACGCTTATCTCGGTCCCCGACCGCCAACCGAAGATGGTTCCGAAGATGGAAACGGCCTGGCGCCTGAAGTTTCCCAACGGGCGGCTCATCGTTATCGCCGCCGGGAAAATCTTACTTCGCGACATCCCTAATCCGTATCAGACCGATGGCTTCCCGTTTTCAATGTGGAAAGACTACGACGTTGGCAGCGTGTACGCGCAAGGCGAACCGCTCGCGCTGCAATCGTGCGCCACGGCGGTCAACAAAATCGCCAGCCAGGTCTACGAGATTCTGCAGAAGATGGGCAACCCGGGCTGGAAAATCAAGAAGGGCGCGGGCGTCAACACAAACGCCATTACCGGCCAGCCGGGACAATGCGTGCCGATGGAAGATACCCAGCAGGGCATGGTGCCGCTCGACAAGCCCACCATTCCGGGCGAGTTCTTCACGCTGTTCAACATCATCACCGAGGGCATGGCGGAAGTGTCAGGCGTGAACAACGCCGTCACCGGAACGATGAAAGCTGATAACACCGGATACGCCGCGATCGACCAGCTTCAAGAGAGCAGCAGCGCCCCGATTCGCTTGAAGGTCCGCAACTTCGAGGCAGGCTTACGTCGTTACGGAAAGCTGCGGATTCAACTAATCCAGCAGTACGACAATGGCGATCGACCGCTGAAGATCGAGAAGCCGTTTGATCCGGACGTTGTGCAGCCCGCTGGCGACGTTCAGGTTGAGTTTAGGAACTATAAGAACGCCGATTTGCAGGGGCTTGTTGATTTCCAGGTTGTGCCCATCTCGTCGCTATCGGTCAGCCCCTCGGGAACGTGGAATCGTTGGCTCACGCTCAAGGACAAGGGAATCATTGACTTGATCGCGTGGCACGAGAAGAACCGAATCGAGGGCTGGAAAACGACCCTTCCTCGGATGCTGGCGCAGCAGAAAATCGACATGGCGCAGGCTACCGCCGCGAAGGCGGCATCGAAGGGCGGCGGTAGCGGAGCGAAGTCTGCCGCGCAGTCGAAGCGCGGCCCTGCAAGTCAACTTCCAAGCCGCCAACAGAATGCAGCGGTGCGCTGATGGGGGGCCTTCTGCAAAGTCTCTTGCCGCCTAGAGTGCCGTACCCCAAAACGGCTCAAGACTCGGCGCCTCCGGCGAACCCGTATCTGGCCGAAGCGACAGCATCTCCGCAACCGACAGCTACGCCCGATATTTGGGAGCAGGCGAGAAAGCAATGGCCTATCCTCAATAACCCAAACCTCCACTACATCTACACGCCTAAGTCTGGTCCGAATGTTCCGTATCTTGAAACTTTCCCGCCAGGCGAGGGCGGGGGACCAGGCGAGCCGCGCCCTTCACAGTTCCCGATGAATCAGTACGGGATTCAAGTCTATAAACCGGACACGCAACCCGTAAACATACTCGGCGATGCTGTTGTTCACATGATGCGGTTTACGGACCCGACGATCAAAAAGTATTACAGCGATTTCGAGCAGTCGCTCACCCCGCAGCAGCAAGCGATATTGCAGCGGCAGTACCAGCATCACGTTCAATACAATGGTGAGCAGCGTCCTTACGACGAGTGGTATAAGCAGTCTGGTCTAACGCAGTTATTTGGCGGGTACGCTTTCGGTGGCACAAAGAAGTGGCCGGAAAGTATGTATACACCCGCACAGCTAAAAATGTTCAACCAGATGATGCAGTATCTGCAATCAGGAAAGCCTCAGCCGTGAGCAGCCCAGAGCGCGGCGTAGTGCAGCAACCTCCCGAGCCGAAGTTGAGCCTTGCCGAGCTCTGCGATGCGCTGGAACGCGATGCGGGGCACCTCGGCGTTTTCGCCCGCAGCGAGGAACACCGTCACCGCCGCGACCTTCTTCTCGCTGCCGCAGCCGAACTTCGCCGCCTTGAAGCCGAGTTGCAGGCGCGAGAGTTCAAACCCAGACCCGCGCCGACGCCATGAGATAGGATTACGGAATGGGATATTTAGCGCAGCTTCAGCAGGGCGGAGGCCCGACCGCCCCGCCGCAACCAGCATCGCTCGGCGTCGGAGGCCCACCGCCTGCTATGCCCGGAATGCCGCCTCCGCCTACGGGCAAAGGCCCGATCCCAACCGGAGGAGCGGGCGGAACGAAGTTGACCGCAGCGGGCGATGCTGTCGCGGCGCTGAAGAATTTTGTCGGCTTCGCTCCGGAGATGGGGCCGCAAATCAACGCGCTTATCGAAGCCATCAAGGGCGCGACAAAGAAGGACGCGCAGCCGAGTGGCCCGCCAATCGGTGCGCCTGGCGTGCCCGGTTCGGCGCAGTTGGATTCATCGGAGCTGATGGACAGCGGCTCTCCGGGGGGCATGTAGCTCCGGTCCTAAGTATTCCAGAGGTCTAGCCTTTCGCGCGCGTGCCGCATACTGCCAAGCGTAATCTTCCGGGAAAGGAGGACGAATCGTTGGCACGACGCAAATCGCACGGCAAAAAGTCAGTTAAGCGCGCCCGAAAGGGCCATTCCAGAAAGTCGCTTGGAATGGAGCACCTGAAAAAGGCCGTGAAGAAGCATCATCGCGGTCGCAAACGCACCGCCAAGCGCGGTCGCAAGCGCAAGTAACCGGCCCTCTATAGCAGGGCCGACTTCACATTCGGCCTTGCTATGCTTCCCAGCGTGAAAGAAGTATGAAGCCAAAGAGCAATCGCGTTCCCGCCCCTAGCGCCCCCGGCTCGCCAGCAGGCGAACATTCGGGTGCGGCGCAGAGATTTATGCGCGAGAACCCGGTCGGCAAGCTGACCGACCCGCCGGAGATCGCCGAAGGGCGCGAGAAGCCATTTGCCGGCGACGTTCTCCCGATTGGCGGCGAAACGCCCGAGCAGGCATTAGCCGAAACTCTTGGCACGCAAGCTCCTGGTCAGGATGCAGAATCTTCGACTGCCATCGAGGCGTCGGCGGCGGGGGAAACCGGGGAAGCGACTCCGCCTCCGACTCCGCAAGCCGAAACCAAACCCGCCGAAGCGCCCGCCGCGCAACCCGCCGCGCCAGTTGTCGCCGAAGCCGCGAAGCCCGCCGAGCCGCAGGTCGCCAAACTCGACCTCGCCGCGCAGTACGACCTAGAAGGCAACGGAAACGCATGGGGAACCGGGCAGCAAATTCTTGCGGCGCTAGGGCAACGCGCAGAGCTGATTCCCAAAGCCGAGCAGGCCGATAAGTTCATCTCGATGTTCGGCGGCGAGTACGCCGAGGCCGAAGCGCGTTGGAAGCCCGTGCTCGAAAAGCTCGCGGCCAATCCGCAACGCACGCAGTTCCTCGAAGCGGTGCTCGCGACCGAGGACCCCGCCGCGCTTGACTATCTTCAGCGCAGCCTCGCGTTCTACAACCAAGAAGTTCCCGCCGACCAGCGCCCAGCCGCCGCAGCGCCGCAAGCGCCTGCCGCCGCCGTCACGCAGAGTCCCGAATACCAAGCGCTCCGCGGCAATATGCAAGCGATGGAGGACCAGCTTATGGCCCGTCGCTTCAATGACGAGAAGCGCGAGATTCACGGAACGTATGCGTTCCTGAACCACGACGAGGCCGCGAAGAAGGCGCTCTACGATGCCGCTGCCGGACTGTTCGCAACTGATGCTGCCGCCGGGAAGCCCGCGCTGCAACGTCGCGGACTAGTCGAAGCGGCCGAGCAACTCAAAGTTTTCCTCGAAGCGAAGCAAGCTGTTTTTGACGCTCAACGTCGGCCAAGCCGCGCTGAGTTGAACCCGCAAGTTGGCGCTCAGGCGCTCCTTCCGGGAACCGGGCCGGGAGCGGCAGGGTCCGCGCGTCCCGCTCCGCCTCGCGAGTACCGCGGCGACCCCGACAAAGCAAAAGACCAATTTATTCAGGACTACCCCGACTAAAAGTGAGGATTATCTGTGGCTAACGGCATTCCGTATCTGAGCACGAGCGAAGTCAACACCTTCGCCAACCGCTACATCATGCCGAACATCATCGACCAGCGCTATAAGTCGCGGGCGTTGCTGGGCGTTATGAACTCCAAAGGCAGGGTCAAAACCATTGACGGCGGCTCGATCGTCGTGCAGCCGATTTTGGCGCAGCCCAATCAAACGGCAGCGTCCTACTTCGGCGCCGACATTCTCAATGCCGACGCGCAGGAGGAGTTCACCAACGCGCAGATCCGCTGGTGCGCCGCCTACGCCGCCGCCACGATCGTCAACACCGATAAGCTGCGCTGCACCGGACGAACCGCTGCGCTCGACCTGGTTGAAGCGAAAACCGAGTCGGCCTTCATGGCCTGCTTCGATAAGGTCGGCAGCTTCGTGTTCGGCAACGGCAACGGCAACGGCGGAAAAGACTGGGACGGCCTGGGCGCCGCGGTCAACAACGCCGCGGGCTTCCAGGTCTACCTGGGAATCGACCGCGTGGCGAACCCGTGGTGGCAGGCGCAAGTCGTTAACCCCGGTACGCCGACCGCGCTTTCGACCGCCTCGATGGGCACGCTCTACGTCAACTGCCAGGTTGACGAGGAGCGCCCGCAACTCATCGTGACGACGCCTGCGGGCTACGTTGCGTTCGAGCAGTTGCTTACGCCCAACGAACGGTTCATGGACGACACGCTCGGAAACTTCGCCTTCAACAACCTCGCCTTCAAAGGCTCGGCGGTCGTCATGGATTCCGGCTGCCCCGCCAACACGATGTACTTCCTGAACATGGACCACCTGCGGCTGTTCCTGCACAAGGATCGCCAATGGGTGTTCGAGGGCTTCAGCAAGCCCGTTTCGCCGAGCGGCTCGCAAGATGTCGAAGTCGGCTTCGTGTTCGCGATGGGCAACTTCTTCCTCCGTAAGCCGTCGTCGTGCGGCGTCTACCAGAACATCAGCAACGCATAAGGAGAGTCATGGCTAAAGAGCGTCACACCGACAAGGGTTTCAACGAAGTTCCGCGCGAGAGCGTTGAGCTCGACGGCAAGATCATCACGGCTGCGAAGTCCACGATGGTCGCCGAGGACTATATGGAGGGCTACCCGCTTCCGGAGCCTCGGCTCCACATGAAGCAAGGAAAAGTCTAAACTCACACCTCACAGTATGCCCGGCCATAACGAGCCGGGCGGGGAGAAAACGCAATGCCTTCATGGACTAATATCGGGGATTTCACTACTGGCAGCTTGCCGAATACCGGCGCGCGCGGTCGGCAGGGCTATCGTCCGAGCAACGCGGCCAACACCTACGTTCCGGGCATCGTGCTCGGGTACGTGGCGGTCGATTCTCAAATCTTACCGGACTTTCAGACCGTGCAGCCGCTTGCGGCTGGCACGACCACGCCGCTCGTCGCTGGAGTTGTAGCCCCCGATTGGGCAGGCTTCGACAACGCCGGGACACTCAACGCGTCGTACCTTTCCGCTGCGTCGGAAACCAACGTCGCCGGCACAGTCTTTATCAACGCGGTCATCAAGGGCATCGCGTACGTCTGGGTCGATCAAAGCGGAAGCGGCGCGGTGACGCTCACCAACGGCATTTCGCTCGTGTCGTCACGCACCACGGCAGGGTACGCCCAGGGCGTGGCCGTTGCGACCGCGACGGCAGAGAGCGCCTTCATCGGCGCAGCGAACCTTCCGGCGTCGGGCATCGGCTCATCGCTAACGGCTGCGGCGCTCGCGCAGGCTTCGGGAACCGTCACGCTGACGGGAACTCCGGCGGCAGGTGACGTTATCAACGTCGTGCTCGGAGCCCCGTACACCGACCTTCAGCCCGGCACGGCGCAGACCGCAACGGTTAGCGTCACGCTCAACGCGACGACCGCCGCAACGGTCACGACCGCCGCAACGGCTTTGGCTGCGGCTCTCAATGCCAGTCCGTACTTCTCGGTGCAGACGCTCTTTGGAGCTGGAAACCCGCCGCCATACTTCCTGGCTACGTCGTCCGCTGGCGTCGTGACCATCACGGTCAACACGCAAGCCAACCCGTTCTTGGTAACGGGCGGCACGACGAACGCCGCCGGAACGGCCGCCGAACAGTGGCGCTTCTTCACCTTCATTTCCGGCATGGTCGGCAACTCGATCACGCTTTCAACCACCGTTTCGGCTGGAGCGGGGACCATCTCCACGGCCAGCGGCGCAACCCTGGCTAGCGGAACGGGCTACAAAGGCAAGGTTCCGGCCTTCATCTACGGGCCGTACTAATCACTAGAGGGTCTGCATGAGCAAATCGCTGCTTCAGAAAATCGACCGCGAGCGGTCGCTCACGCAAGCGCGTGAGGTCAAAGTCATCGAGCAACTCTGCCGCATTACCCTTGCGGCAGACGCGCCTCACCATGAAGATGTCGAGTGGTGCGAAGGGCTGGGCAAAAAGAAGGTCCTCTACGTCTTTGAGCCGGGCAAGCCAGTAACGTGGAAGCTCAGCAACGCGATTTCGTTCTTCGGCCCCTTCACGCTCTTTGAAGTCTACGAAAAGACCTCCGAGGAGCAGAAGCGCATCGAGATCCGCGACATCATCGCCAAGGAAACGGCGCGCGTGCTCGACCGTTATCTCTACCCGTGCGATGACCGGACCGGCAAACCGATTGGCCCGCATCGGCTCCCCGACTTCAGCATTGAGGTCGTCAACTCCGATGGCGACGTGTCGAAGCCCTATCGGCTCTACGAACTATACGGCGTCGGCGAGTTCGATGACGTGGTGTTCGATCACAAGCCGACTACGGCCGAGATTGAAGCGCACTATCAGGCCAAGCTGCTTGAGGAAGCCCGGATTCGCGACGAGGCACTTGAGGCAGCCCGCCGTGAGATTGCCGAACTGCGCGGGATGATTCTCGGCAAAGCTCAGCCTGCTGCGGTGGCTCCAGCCGCTCCGAAGGCGCGCACGGCGCACAACGCGGGCAAGAAGAACCCGCACAAACCTGGCTGTCAATGCGCCGCGCATCGCGGGAAGAGTCGCCCGGCCGAACTCGTAGAGGCGTAAGCCGTGCCCGAGTCGGCGGTCAAGTACGTCGTGGTCGAACGCGACTACTCCACCGAGCGGGTAGTGTACGGCCCCACGGGCGACAAGGAAGCCGCTGCGAAGGTCGCGGCCCAGCACGCCGCTCGGCGCATCGTCCAGAGCAAGGAGCGCTAGGTTGCCGTTAGCAAAGTACGTCAACTGCCCGAACTGCGGAACGCTATCGTCCTGCATTGGCGAGCCCGATCATTCGGAGCTTTCCGGCACCTGCCCGTCATGCGGTTGGGGCATCGTGATAGATACCGAAACCGGGAAAACCATCACGCACGAGGAGCTTGTTTCGAGAGGCGAAGCTGCTAAGGCCAATAGGCAGAAAGAGGCGCAGAGTGGTGTTTCCAGAGTTTGAGTATCCGCAAGACGAGGGCGACGAGGACGAAAATGAGTAAGGACAAGATAGTAGGCTACCGCGACGACGCGACGACCGGCTCGACTCCCGCTGGCAACGGCGGGCGAGTTCGTCGGCCGCTGAACATCAACGACGAAGGCATCCCGACATTGGTGGACCCGGAAAACCTGATCTACTCGGGCATGACCAAGCGCCACGCGATCGAAACTGGCAGCTTTATCGACATAGACTTTCGCGACGAGGACTGGGTTGGCTAACACAATTTTCCAGCAGTCGCTGCTGCCCTCGCCTGATATTACCGATGTTATCCCGATTGGTCACCAAGCGGACGGAAAAGGCTATAGCGTAACGCTTCAATCAATCGGCAACGTCATTGGCGGCGGTGGGGGCTTCGCGGGCGTACTGCCTATCAACACCAACGCTACTGCGCTGACGATCTACAACTACGCGCAATACGGCGCGTTGCAAACCGCCGCCGCGGCGACGAACACAACCGCCATGAATAACATGATTACCGCGATTAACGCGGCTAATCCGATTGGCGGCTGGGTTTGGATCCCGAAGTATAACTACAGCATCAACTTTGCGTCCGGCGGTTACTTGCTGCCGTACAATACGTTCCTTTGGGGCCTTGGCGGCGGAGGAACCGGCGTGGGCGGCGGGGCTTCGTCGTACCACTTCACGATGACGGCGGGCGATGGAACGCTTTTCTCCGCAGGCGGCGGCGCGCATAGCTCGGGCGGAAACTACTTCTTCGGCTTGTCGTCGATTGCAACGGCGACGCTGACGAGCACCTGCTGCATTTACGCTGCCGGTTGGAATCCCCGTGCGATGAAGTGCAACTTCGTCAATTGGCCGGTCGCGTTCTTTGCCGATGGGTTGTCGTCTGGCATGGAGCAGTGCACAGTTCAGTACAACAGCGGCCCGGCTGGGACAGGCACGACGACCGTGAACGGTACGTTGATGCCCGCAGTCAGTGGCGCCAATATCTACGCCGGTTCTCAGCCGGTAATGTGCATACTTTCCTCTCCGCAAGCCTATGTGATCGGACCGGGCGAGTATCTCAAAAAGAACGGCGCGAGCCCGGCTAACACGGTCGGCATCGGAATTGGCGGGAACTCAGGCGACCCGGCGGGCGGTGGAGTCGTTGAGCACGGAACGATTCGAGATATTCACCTTTCGCAGTTCCAATGGGGGATTAGCTACCTCTGGAACATCGGGACGATTCAAACGAACCTCGGAAACTTCGCTGCATACGCTGGTAGCAATGGCGCGAAGTTCACCACCGTCACCGGAGTCGAGGTAGATTCATTTAGTTCGGCCGTGCTTATGGCTTGCCCGTTTAACGCCAACATCTTTAACGAGAAGTACGTCGGCTGCCTATTCCAGAGGTCCGATGGATCGACCGATAATTCGGCAATCGTCTATATCGACCCGTTGACCTCGTTGGGAAATTCAAATAGCGCGATCTTCGACATCGAGTTTACGAACTGTTCGGTTATCAACGCCCAGGACCACTCGACGCTAAACTGCTACGGCTACAACATCGTCGGCGGGGATTCTATTCGTATCCTCGGAGGCAATGTGTGCAACATGGGCGCAACTGGCGGCGCGAACATCGTCGTTGGCGGGGCCAACAATGTCTCGATTATCGGAGTTCGGTTGCAGCCCGGCGTTCCGGCGGCGATCAACGGGGTGCCGAACTCTCCGTCACAGTATGCCGTTCTTATCAACGGCACACCCGGCGGGAAGTGCTTGATCTCCGACTGCATTATGACCGGGTACTCCGGCTCGCCTATTAGTGTGACTGGAACGATAAATCAGGCTGTGCTTTTCGTTATAAACTGCCCTGGTTACAACGACCAAAACACTCCGATCAACACCGTGGCCAACATTGGGACTGCGGCTCAGCAATCCTATAACCAAACTGCAAACAGCGGCACGAGCTATTACGGGCCATCGTACGTTCTCTATACGGCCAACGCTGGTGGCGGCACGTTGAAAATAAGCGGTGGCGCTGCGTTCACGCTCGCGGCCAATCAAACCGGGAGTTTCTTTCTCAATTCTCCGTACGATTCATTCCAGTTCAGCCTCGCGCCCGCAGCAATCCAATGGTACGGTAAGTAACCTTGCCCGGCGCAGGCCAATTCAACCAATTAGTATGGTCGCCCGGGGAACCAATCGCGTGGGACTCAGTTAATGGCGGCATAATCGAACTCGCTCCGCCCGCGCAAGTCGCGGGGGAGATGACATTCGCGCAACTCCAATCGAAGGTGTGGCACCTGCTGCGCGAGCCGGGTCCGGATACAGGTGATCCGATTCCTACGACGGGCGACTTCCCTCAGGCTGTCGTGCAGCGCGACCTGAACCTCATGCTGGCGCAGTTCATCTCCGCAACGGGGCTTGCGCCTACGATTAGCGATAAGCAGGTCACAACGGGAGTATTCCCTGTTCTTGATATGCCCCTGCCGCCGGATTATCAGTCGATCACGAACATTGACTATACGCCTGCGGGCGGAACGACGTACTCGCTGCTGGCAACGAGCTTTAGCGAGTGGAACGCCTACTATAGCGGCACGACGGCAATCACGGGCATTCCCGAACGATACCGCCAGCCGTGGGCCGGGTACGTCCGCTTGTGGCCGCAGCCGGGGCCGGGGCAAGCGTTTGGCCCAGGCATCGGCACGGTGACGTTTACCGGCACGGCTGATGCGGGCGATACGGTGCAGATTACGATTACGAACAACCCGAGCGCTCCGGTCATCGTGCCGACGTATACCGTGCTGGCGGGCGATACGACGGCGAGCATCGCGCAGGCCGTGGCGAACCTCATTGCGGTAAGCTCCGCGTGCGTCGGGGTGTCGGCCTTCCTGGCCGTTCCGACCGTTTCGAGCAATTCGTTCCAGCTAACGGCGCTCGTTGCGCCCGGCACGCAAATCTCGTTCCTGACCACCGTTGTCTCTAGCGATAACGAGCTTCTCGTAACGCCGAATGGGCTGGCCTATTTGCAGCCCAACGGCGACACGATGACGTTCTACTACTCGTCCACCGGAACGCTGATGAACGACCCGAACGACTCGCCTGGTATCCCGGTGCAGTTTCACGTCGCGCTCGTGTACGGCGTGCTGGCGGACTATTGGCTTCGTAAGCAAGACCCGGACGGCTTGGCCAGAGTGTTCTACACCCGCTTTACTGAAGCGGTGAAGCAGGGCAAGAACTTCGAGTGGGATTCAGACCGAGCGACGGCTCCGACCGGCGCGTCATTCGATGACAGCGCTATGGACTACGCGGGGTATTACTAACCGTGCGTCGGATCCTCTTACCGCTTGCCGGGTTATTTGCGCTGCTCTTACCGTTCTGCTCGACGTTCGTTCACGCGGCAACGAACGGCACGGCGACCGGGCGGTTTACCTCCTCGTCCTCTAACGCCATCATTGTCTACGGGCTCGTTGGCGCATACCGCTGCTCGTTTACCTTCGACGCCATAACTTCTCCCGGTACCGGGCCGATCGACGTGAAGGGCGGCTACAACGGTTCGTTCCAAGCCGTTACGGTCAGCGATGTAAACGGCGGCACGCATAGCTCTCCGTTCACGCCGGTTGCTCACGCGCAGTATTATTTCGGCGTTCAGGCGTGGGATACCGTAGAGTTACTGCCCGATGCGACTTGGAGCGGCCAGGACGCTACGGGTACGCTTGCGTGCGTTCCGGCTGGCGTCGCGCTGGCAACGCAAAACCCAGTGACGCTTCCGAGCGGCGTTGCGATCAACTCTCTGCCGCCAGTCGTCTTTGCGACGTGGCAGCCGGTCACGATTCAGTCCTCCGTTCCCGCCCCTGCCGCGACCTGGCCCGTCACGACCCCTGCGCCGTGCGCCACGCCAAACTGCAATAACGTCGCGTGGCAAGGAACGTCGCCGTGGGTAGTGTCCACGATAAACCCTTCGCTGCCTGCCCCACAGGTAACGTGGCCGGTTACAACGCCTGCGCCCGCCGGGACACTTGGCGTTGTACCACAGGCTGCGTGCGCCGCTGCGTATCCGTGTGGATACCCGACACCTATTCCATTTCCGACCATAGGCACCGTCGCGCAAACGACTCCGTGCCCCGGCCCGTCGGACGCCAGCGGCAACTGCAAAGTAAATGTTCAGAACGTGGTCATCATCGCCACTCCGACGTACAACGTGGCGGCGCAATATACTACCGCCGCGTCCCCCGCTCCAGCAAAGGTCATCGCTCTGGGCTACAACGCTGCTGGATCTGCCGCGCCGGTTGTCTGTCAGCACACGGTTACTATCTCGCTTATTACGACGCAAGTAACGGAAACGGTGCTAGTTCCATCTGCAGCGGGGAAAGCCGTTTACGTTTGCTCGATCATTTCATGGAGCGCCGGAACGGGCATTGCTCAGTTAGAAACGTCTGCAACCAATGTGTGCGGCTCGATGACGACTCTTGCCGCGCTGGGCGGCGGCGGAGCTGCAATACAACTCGGAACCGGCGTCGGAACTGTAATGCAAACAGCCGCCGGGGTGGCTCTCTGTGCGACCAATACTTCTACCGCGCCGACTTCGGAATATGTCACTATTACTTACGAGCAATTTCTCCATTCTCTGACGCCGGAACAAATCGACGCCTTCTGCTCCGTGCCGCATCGCTGCGCGCTCTACGGGCTGTTCAAGCACCTTAATCACATCCTCGATCACTCGACGGGTCCGATCGTTCCGTGAAGTATGACCCGCTCCCGCTTCTCGCGGCGGTCCTCGGTGTGTTCGCGTTCGTCATCATCGGCACGGTCCTGGCGGGGCCCGGTTACGATTCGTCGCCTCGCGATAAGTGGGATGAAGCCTGCCGAGCCGCCACGATGCGCTGGTACAAGGCCGATGTCGGCGTGGTGGGCTATGGCAGCGGTGCGTCGCAACTTCAGCGGTCGGATAACGCCTATATTCTCTGCGACAACGGAAAGAAGATTCCGAAGTAATGGCTGGGCAAGCGCCGAAGTCGCGGTACGTTTCGTTCCCCGCGCGTGGTGTTCTCAACGAGATAAACACCCCAGCGGCGGTCGGCGGCAGCGGTCTGACGGCGGCTGTGAACCTTATCTATCACCGCCAGGGTGCGTGGGGCAAGCGCACGGGCAGCAACTCTACGGTTTTGCCTCCAGGAGAGGCGCAAACTCCGGTTAGCGGCTTTCGCTGGTACAAAGCCTACCCGCCAAGCAAGGCCATCACGAAACTCGTTACCTACGCGCAGGGCGTACTCTCAATCGGGAACGATCCGCACCACCTCAATTCTATCGGGACGTTCGCCTTGTCGGGGACGACGGCTCCATGTTTTACGTCCGCGCGTGATCCGCAGGCTAACTCGGGCCAAGGGGCCGACGTGCTCATTGTCACCGGACTGATACTCCCCGCAGGCGTAAACTCCGGCTCGCCGAGCACCGGGCAAATCACCATTACGGGCCTGCCGGGAACGCAACCCAACGGCGTCTACGCGACGATCACCGTGAGCGACGGGACGCACACCATAACCTGCCCGCGCTACTACATTCTCGGCACCGACAACCCCGCGAGCATCGCTTCTCAGCTTTGCATCCTGATAAACCAGACGAACGCCTATCTCAACAACGGCGCGCAGAGTTACCCTCCGTGGCTGGGAGAGTTCTTTTACACCGCGACGAATCAGCCATTTGGCGCAACGCAGGGCAGCGGCGGTGCGAACCCCGGCTCGCCGCAGCCGGGAGCCGCGCCCCCCTCGGCGACGATTTACCTAGGGGCCAATGAAGGCGGCACGTCTACTAACGCCTTCACCTACAGCATCACGCTCAACACCGGCTCGGGCGGTGCGGGAACGCTCGCGGTTACGCCCTCGGGCGCGACCAACATGACGGGCGGCGGCGCCGCGTGGTCGGGACCTGCGCGGTACGAAACGCCATCCTCGGGCGTCGGGAATCTTGTTCCGCTCTCATACATGGCCCCGAACGCCTTCTCGCAATGCGTTACCTGGCATAACCATGTGTGGTTTTGGGGAGATCCTGGAACGCCCGATACGGTATTCGCCAGCGACATCTTCCAGCCCGAAGCGTTCACGTTTATGATTCAGAACGGGCCGTCAGCCGGGCCGAATGTCGGCACGATGAACGGCGCGAACAACGGCGGCTATCAAATCGGTCCGGGCGACGGCGATCGGGAGGTGCAAGCCTGCATCCCCATCGGCAACGCGATGTACGTCCTCAAGACAGCCAACATCTACATGATCGAAGGGTACGACTTCCAGCAGGGCGAGTATCAGTTCTCCGTCACGCCGCAAGTCTCGGGCTACGGGATTCCCAACCCCTATTGCGCGGCGGTGCTCGAGAACGAGCTCATCTTTTGGAGCGGCAGGAAGTTTCTGCGCTTGGCGGTCGGCGCATACGAGCCTGAGCATATCGGCTTCCCCATCCCATTCTCGGAAGGAACGGTATCGGGTGCGGGTAGCCAACTGCTCGTGCGCTGCGTAGCCGGCGACTTTCAGGTTAAAGCCGCGCTCACGAACAACTTCGGCCTTCCGCAACCTTACCCAGACGCGACTATCATCTACCGCTCGCTGGCGTTGTGGGCGTTTGACGCGACCGAGAGCGGCGCTGCGAACACCGTCATGGTGTACGACGACGAGGCAACACAGGAGCGCCAGCAGTATGCCTGGGCACCGTGGAGCGGCTGGAGCGTCGGGTGCTGGATTCAGCAGGGCACCGGACCGACCCCAAGCGGCAACGACGTTGACGCCCCCATCGCCTATTTCATTGACTCGGCGGGCTTCGCGATTCATCAAGTTGGAGCGATTGCGGCGAGCGATTCAGGCACGGCGATTCCCTGGATGGCGCAAACGGGGTGGGTGGACTTCTCCAGCCCGGAGGTACTCAAGAACGCGCATCGGATGTTCCTCACCGTCGAGGCGCAGGCTGGCGCGACCTTATCGGCGATTCTGGCTCCGGGGCGCATCATTCCAAACAGCGGACAAGTTCTTCCGTATAACACGACGCCCATCACTCTAACCTTCGCCCCGACGCTCGCGCCAAGCAGCAGCGGCGCAGAGTCTTTGAACGACATGGAGCGTTATATCGAGCCGTCAATCCAGGCTGAGAGCATAGTGGTTCAAATAACCGAGCCAGGGAGTTCGCTCACGGGATTCGAGTTGCAGTCGTGGTCAATCGACGTAAATCCTGAGGAGGCCATGCAGCCGTGATTATCCGCAGCATTCAAGAGCGCCGTGAGCGACGCACGCAAGCCGGTAACGACCACCGAATTGCCAACAGGTTGCGGAGATACTTCGTCCCTGCGAGTACCTTCCCGCCGCCGAACTCCGTCCGCGGCGCGACCGGCAACCGCAACGTCACCCTCTCGGCGCAGAACTCGTCCAACAGCGCGCCAACCGATTCCGCGATCATTCAGCTTATTCCGGGCGGCACGGTAGCCACGGCGACCTGGACCTTCAAGACGAAGTTCAACTCCCCGCCAATCGTGTCGGCCATTGCGCTGACGACAAGCGCCACGGGCAACCCGCAGGAAATCACGATTGCCGGCCAGCTTAACAAGGGCGACTCGGGCGTGATTTTCCAGAGCTCCGACCCGGGGGACGCGCGGTTCCTCCACGTCACGGCGGTCGGCTCCAATTGACTAGGGCGGTGGTCCTAAGTGTTCCAGAGGGGAACGGCCTGCAAAGGCAGGGCGAAGATGGGCTTATGCTCGCTACGCGAAGCCGCCAGCGGGTCCTTGAGGTTATCCCGGCGTTGCTCGTGATGATGCTCAGTGACCTTGGAAAGCTGCCTGAGATTCCCAACCTGCCGAAGCCGACCACTTGCGGCTTCCGTAAGCCAGAGTTAGCAGATATGGAGTCTTTGCGTTGGCTAGCGTGTTGGGGTGGGGCGAGAACGGATAGGGACGGCTTTAGGCGCGTCGCCGGACTCGCCTCATTCCGCGACGTTTACGATTGGCATTTATCTTCCGACGTACGGGAACTTGTCGCCATTCGCGGCTCGAAGCGCGCGTGTGTCGAGCTAACCCGATGGCTCGTTGCTGATGGAATGGCGCACGGCCGGCGGCTAGTCGGTGCGGTGAAGAAGGACGACTCAGGCCTCATTCACCTGATGGAGCGCTTAGGCGGCCACATCACGCGCCGCTTCATGGAGTACGCGTGTCCAGCTTAATCGCCGAACTTCAGAAACTCACACCGCAACCCGGCGCAATGCAGCCCGGCCAGCCGACCTTATTGCAACGCCTCCTGGCGGGCGACTACGGCGGCGGCGGGAACGGAACGTTTATGAACAGCGGGCAGTCTCCGAGCGGCGCATCGTCCACGCCGACAGCAGCGCCTCCTAGCTCTAATCCCTACGACGTAAATACCGCACCGCAGCCTGCGAGGACATACTGATGTCGAGTCTTATCGCGGGATTAGCTGGAGCCGGTGGTGCAGCTCAAAATGCGGGCAACTACTATACCGCGGCAATGCAGAACGAAATCAACGCGGCTGGCTCTCCGGCAGCGACAGACTTTGCGCGCTTGCAGATGGCAACGCTGCGCCCGGAGATTACGGCGCAGAACAACCAGCTTCTCGGCACGCTCGCGGCGACGGGCCTTGGCGGAAGCGGAGCAGGCCGCAGCCTTGGCGGGAATGTCGCGTCGAACGAAGCGTCAACGCTCGCGGGCGTAACGGCTCCGCTCTATCAGCAGGCATTGCAAGGGTACAGCAACATTAACGCGCAGATGCCGGGGGCTCAAGAGCAAGCGTACAGCGCTGCAATCCAGCAGTTCTACCAGGCTCTCAGCGGTGCGGCTTCTACGGCAGGAATGTTTATGGGCTTACCGAGTGGCTCGCCGCCAATGAACTACTCTGGCGGGCTGCCAAGTTCGAGCGACATTATGGGTAGCCAGGGCTACAATCCGTACGCGGGCGCGACTAGCGGCATGGACACGGGCGGCATGAACCAGTACGGAATGCCGAGCGGGTACTACTGATGGCGCTGTTAACGGCGCTCGCCGCCGCGTATGGAGGTTGGGGTCAGGGTCGGCAGCAGCGAACGCAAAACCAGCAAGAGCAAGAGCGGCTGAACCAGCAGCAGGCATACCAGAACGCCGAGCTTACGCTTGACCAGCAGCGAGCGCAACGCGAGCAGGACATCTACACGCGCAACCGTGGCATTGACCCGGCAACGGGCAAACCGTTCGTTCTTCCGTTGCCGCTTACGCAAGCTCGGCCGAACAACAAAGGCAAGGGTGGCCCGGCTACCGATCAGGAAACGCTGACGCTTCTGTACGCCCAGGCCAATCACTATTACCAAACCGGGCAGACCGACCTCGCGGCGCAGACAATGGATCGCGCTAAAGCGATGGAAGCGGACATACGCGCAAACAACGCCCAGATTCTACGCCAGCAGCTTGACATATACAACCAGGGCGAGCAAGACAAACGCACGGCTGACATCATCGCTGGCGCTAACCAGCGTTCAGATGCGCGGCTTGGAGCGCCAACCTATAGCGAGCAGTGGAACATTCAGCATGGCTACCCGCCATGGTATCGCGCACCGAGTGGTGGCGGGGCTAACTCACCCGAGAAGGTGCAGGACGCAATAACAAAATGGCACGAGTCGTTCGCTAAGGCAACTGCTAGCACGCAGCACCAAAAATACCCGGGCGTAGCTGGAAGCCCGATGGTTGGCAAGGCTCCGCTCGTTTCAGCGGGAGATATTTCCGCTATCCGCGGTCGGCTACAGAACGCTCGCGCTAAGGGGTACAAAGGGCCGCTCGATCCGTTCGCGGCGATTGACGCCGACTCGGACCCGATCGCCTTGTCGAAGCAGCTTGCAGACATGACGGGAAACCAAACGCTCAAGGTGCTGCTGCTATCGCGTGGCAAAACGGCGCTCATGCAGCGGTCGGCTTCTCAACCTGGAGGAAGCAATGCCGCGCCGGACCCTCAGTATCCGGGGCCATAGAGTCCCAAGGTGGTACGCCAAAGCTCGCGCAAGCGACTACAAACTTTAACGGCTTCTCGCAGTACCCGATCGACTCGGTTCGACGCGCAACGCCTGGAACGGGGCCGGGGCACCGTGAGGGGCGAGCGGTTGACGTGGGCGTTCCTGATACGCAAGAGGGGTTCAACTACGTCGTCGCGGCGATTCGTTCGGGGCAGTTTGCTAAGGTCGGAACTAACCCGCGTTGGATTCCCGAACTGCAGCCGCTAGCGCAACAGTACGGCGTGGAGTTATTTAGTGACTACGCGCAAGTCCATGCCCACCTAGAAGTAGCGCCGTAAGATGCCGCTAACCCAAGATCAACTTCAGGCAACGACGGCCGCGACGCCTCCTCCGTTGCTTCCGCCAGGTACGACTCCGACGCCCAAGCCGCAAACTCTGCCGTCGCACGCGGGAGCGGTGCCATCGGTACAGGCTGAGGCGCTAAAGCTGCTCACTCCGTTCTTGCCGGTTGCGACAGGAGCCGCGCGCGTGGCCGGTACGGGCGTTAGTAAAACGTTCGACGTACTCAACCGCCTGAGCGCAGCGAATCAGGCTCGTATCCTGCGCGGGCCGCAAGCCTACGACCAAACGCTTATGCACTCGATAACGCCTGAGCAGTACCAGGCTGATACGGCGGCTGTTGCTAGACGCGACATGGCGAACGATCGTGCCTTTGGTTTGATGCCGCTACTGCCTTCGTTTGGGCCGCGCATTGGCAAGCCGATGACCAAGGCTGAGTATGACGCCATGCCTGGGTGGTGGCATCAGGCGGTCGAGTTGGAAACGCAGATTCGGCATGACCCGCTGACCTACGCTGGCGGAGCGGGGATTCTTGAGCATTTGACCGAGGCGATTACCTCGCGGTCGGTTGTCCCGCTGTCGCGGGCCATTGAAGGGATGCTCTCTAGCGCGAATGATGAGGTTCGTTCGGCCGGCAAGGGGCTTGCGTGGGCTTACGACAAGACGCATTTCAAGGGCGCAACGCAGAGGACTTTAGCGGCAAAGTACGGCGACGAGGGTCTGCACTACTTTCGCGGGCTGAAGGCAATCAACAACGCTCGCCGTTCGAAGGGCGGCGGTTTGTCGCATGAGCTTCTGTCGCAGTACGACTCGGTTACGAAAGGCTTGAGCGAACCCGAGGAGATGCAACTCTACGACGCCATCCATAGCGGAGCCGTCGCGAAGTTGCCGCCGAACCTTGCGATGCGTGCGGCGAAGTTCAAACAGGTCACCGATTCGCTCGCGCATCTTGAGGGGACCGGCGCCCTACAAGCCCTGCTAGCTAAGGGCGGCACGGTAGAACATGGTGCCGGAAGGACCACTGAGATTCCAGGCGGATTCGAACTAAATAAAGCCTTGCGTCCGTTCGAGAGTGCAGAGCCGCGCGGCTTGCAGGGGTCAGCCTCCTTCAAAGGCGATTACGTTCCGACGCAACACGCCGTAAGCAAAGGCGTTGAGCAAATACCGAAAGGTAGCCTTCTGCACTTAGACGAGCCTGCCACCTCCGATGCGCGTTCGCTTTCGGAGATTCTGCGGGCGCCAACGGAAGAAGCCGAACGCAAGACGCCGGGGCTCAACGCCGAGGATAAGGCTCTGCTCGAACGCGGCGAGGGCGCGAAGCTGCTTGGCCCCGCGTTGCAACGGCGCGTAATCGAGGCTCGCCTCAAGGGCGGAGCGCAAGCGATTGCCGCTCACGATGCGGAACAGCAGGTGGCAAAGCTCTTTGGAAAAGAGTCGTGGGCGAAGGTTCCCAATGACGCCAAAGCCTTCTTCCAGGAAACATGGAATGAGCCAGGCGGAGCAGAGTTCTGGGGCGGGTTATTCAAGAAAGGCATTGACATTCCCAAAGCCGCGCTTTTCGCGTTGCCGTTCCGTCACATGGCGAACATCGCATCGCTATCGTTCCTGGCCGACCCGTCGCTCGCGCAGACCTTTGGCACGGCGGGGCGCTTCATGCGACTAATTTTGACCAAGGACCCGGAAGTTCGCCAAAAGATTATGGGCAAGGCTGGGGAGTACGGAATAGGCGCAACCTCATTCGACCGCAGGCCAGGATGGGTTGGGGAGATACCGCTTCTCGGCAAGCTCTACAAGGCGTCGAATCATACGCTTTGGACCTTTGACGACGCAGCGAAAGCTACGCGCTTCGACCGCCTGCTCAAGAAGTTCACGGCCGAGGGAATGGACGAAGCGCACGCGGCGTATCAGGCAGCCGATCGCGTCGGCGCGGAGATGGTGGACTACTCCAACAGTTCGCCTCTCACCGAGATTCTGCGGTATATTTTTCCGTTCGCATCATGGCGCACGAAGTTCCCGCTTGCCGTTGCGGGCTCAGTGGCGCGGCATCCCGAGGTGGCGACGAACATCGGCCGCGTGGCCCCCGAGATGGTCGGGGACATTCAGCAGGCTCCCGGCCTAACGCAGTACGGCGAGCAGAAGGGCGGCAAGTCAAACCTGCCGCTAGCCGAGGTATTCCGAGGGGTTGAAAATCCGTGGGAGTTCGGTCGCGCCGCGCTGGGCTACCCCGCGCAGATGGCCGCCTCGGCGCTTGGCATCCACAGCGACGATTACAAAAACTATATGACCTACGGCAAGGACCCCGACCTGAAGTTCCTGCTCAACGCCACGGTCGGGCAGTTCCCGTTCGCGTCGTTCGGACTGAGCAAAGCCGGGCTAGGAGAGTTCCAGAGCCAGGGTGATCTGTCCGGGTCGGTCGGCCAGCAGCTCGGCTTCACGCAGACTCACGGCCCTTCGCCGCAGCAGCAAGAAACGGCGATGTACGTCCAGCAGAAGCTCGCCGAGATTTCCGCCGCTCGTCAGGCCAAGCAGCCCGAGCTGGTCAAAGCTATTGAGGGGGACCTGAAATACTACCTCAAGAGCCACCAGCAATATGAGAAGTAGCCCAATGTTAAAATGCACCCCAGGAGGTCGCACCTTGAGGAATCCTATTCGCCGCCTTTTCGCGCTAGTCGGGACGCTAACCGTCGTGCTGGCCTTCTGCGCCATGCGGCTGCCTGGGAACGCCCAGGCGGTCGTCGGGCCGATCACGCAGGCGTTCACGGGCCCCGGCAGCCCTGGAATCCGCGCCTGCGGGCTGAAGGGTCAGAACTCTGCTACCTTTCAGGAAGTTGGTACGCCCGGTCCGACCGACGCCTACGTTGGGAACGACGGCGTTAGCTGGACGCCTACTGTTATTACGACAATGGCTGCAGCGGTTCAAAGCCAGCCGTTTACTCCGACAAACGGGGTCACCTATCAGGTCACCCCGACGACCGCCGACTGCGTGCTGATTGCCCCCGATAGCACTTGGGGAGCGCAGAACGCAACGGTCACGGCGCGTATCTCTACCTCCATCTCTCGGCTTCAAGGCGGGGTAGGCCCATCCGGCCCCCCGGGCCCTACGGGACCGCCAGGAGTGCCAGCGCCGACGATCTGCCCCTCGGCGGGTGCGAACATCAACATTACGGGAACATATCCCTGTACCATTGCAGCTAGCCCGATTCCGAGTCCACAAATAACGTCTGGTGCTTGCGCGAGTTCCCCGACGATTACGGGCGTTCCGCCGCTTGAAACGTATACTGTGCCAAACTGCACCGCGGGGCCCGCTCTGCCGCTCTCGGTTCTTAACGGCGGTACGGGTCTTGCGTCTCCGAACCCAACGGTGAGCCTGGCGGCCTGCGGTGCCGTCCCAACGGAGAGCGGCTCCTTTCCGTCACAGGTAATCAACGTAGAATCGTGCGGCTATACGCCCGCGCCGCTTGTGACTTCGACGCCGTTCACCTTTACTAACACAGGCGTCCCTGGGTTGACAACCGCCGATTGGACGTTCAACTCGACGGCCGCTTCGGGGTGCGCGTCCGGAAGCAACGATCTCATATTTCAGATAACGAACACGGCGGGCAGCACCTTCAACTTTCAATGCAACAACGGTTTCTCGACGACAGCGACCGCCGCTCTAACGGGAGGCATCAACGTCAAGGCCGTCCTTGCTACGAACATCCAGGACAGCGCCCTAGCTTCGGCAACCGCTGCGGTGCTTTGCGGCGGGACCACCATTAACTTTTCGCAATGCACGGTCAATCAAACCGTCCACGCCTACCAAACGACGTTGACCTCCGCGTCGGGTTGCACGGCCCTTACGCAATGCGGTACTATCGCGTTCACTTTCCCAACTGCGTATGCCGCCTCTCCGTTCTGTTCAGCGCCTGGGATTCAGGACACTTCAACGCCCGCAGACCTTTGGGTAGGCGACATTGACGCGATAAGCACTACGGCGATCACGTATAGCTACGCGACGCTCATTTCGATCGTCGGGACAAAGAACCTCACCGTGACATTTACCTGCGGTTCTGTCTAGGAAGGAACAATCATGCTAGAATTCGTAGTTTCGGCGCTCATCGCGCTGTTCGTTATCTGTGTCGTCGCAGCGATTATCTACTTTATCTTGCAAAAGATTGGCGTTCCGGCCCCGTTCCCCAACTATGTGTGGGCCGCAGCGGCGCTCGTCTTTCTAATCTGGCTGCTCAAGAACATCGGCGCGCTAGGCGTTCATCTTTAGTGCATGGCTGATGCTCCGCAACCGCCTCAGACCGTCAACGCGAAGGTCGATGAGATTCTCACAATCGTTCGGAACCAAAAGGTTCCCGACCCGATACCCCTCATTGACCCTACAGCCAATGTTTTGGCGCTCGTCAAGGCCGCGATGGAGCGGCAGGACGACCTGCGCTCTGCGGAGTCACGGCGGCTTGGTGAGATTCTCGCGTTGCAAGACAAGTGCTCACACGAAGTCGCGGAGGTCCGACTTAGAGCGCAGCAAGACCTTGCGGCGGCTGAGTCCAACCGCATCAACGCGCTCACGCTCGCGGAGTCACGGCGCATCGACGCGCTCCTTGCAGCCGCTCAAAGCGCGGTCGCTCTTGCAAGCACGAGGGCCGAGTTGACTGCCTCTGCATTGGCCGAGCGGGTCGATACGAGCGCAAAGGCGCTGGCCGCATCGGTTGTTGCGTCGGCGGAGGCGCTCGGAAAACAGGTCGCCGCTCAGAGTTCGGTGTTCGACGCGCGGCTCACGCGCTTGGAGCAGCAGGGCTACGAAATCGGCGGGCGGACTTCTCAGCGGCTGGAGGCGCGCGAATCAACCCAATGGTCGATCGGGACGGTTATCGCCAGCATGGGGTCGCTGATTGCCATTGCCTCCATCGTCATCTACGCTTTGATAGGGCACCACTAATGCCGTTTGACCCGACAAACGGCTTCGGCGGCGGCCCACTTCTTCCCGAGGCGCTCGACGCGGGCAAAGGGCTCATGGCGGCGCTGCCCACGATCGCGCCGGGCCTTCTCACGCGCGGTTATCTGCATTGGAGTGTATCGTCCTACGGCTCGACGTTCTCCGACTACAACGGCATGGTCGTCCTCCAAGGCGGGCGGTGGGCGCTGGTCGTCACGCACGACCCGCGCGACAACGCGCCGGGCCTCAACGACAACGCGCCCGCGTCGCACACCTGGCATCGCAACACCGGGGCGTTCGGAATCTCGATTGCCGGAATGATGGGGGCCGACGTTCACAACTTCGGCATCTGTCCAGTCCAGATGCACCAGCTTGAGTTCTTGTGCGCTGCCGCTGCGGCGTTTTGCGTCAAGTATGGCGTGGATACCAACGGGACGGTCGTAACAGGCTGGACGCATACCGACAACGACGGCAACCCGGTCAACACCGCCGGCGAGCACAACCTCTTGACGCACGCCGAGTGCGCGGTCATCGACGCTTATCCGTCGGAGCGGTGGGACCTCGGCTCGTTCATTCCGCTTCCGGCCGAGCTTGACCTAACGACGGCGATGCGGTCGGCGTGCGGGGATGCTTTGCGCGCTCGCGCTCATCTCTACGCGGCGGCGTTGAAGCTATGAACATATCGCCGAAAACCGCAGGAGCGACCGGCGGCAGCGTTACGGGAGGCGCGGTGTCGCTCATCCTGCTTTGGGTTTTCGGCCTGATTAGGCCGGATATTGTCGTCCCGAACGAAGTCGCCGTCGCCTTTTCCGTTGTGATTAGCGGCATCCTAGCGTTCGCGGGCGGCTGGCTCCCTCGTTCGACCTACTCGACGCCGCCGAGTCCCTAACATGACCCAATGGTACGACAAGTACAATCCGAACCCACCGAAGAAAGTAGTTACTATGAGTCTCATAACATCATCCGAAAAAGCAATCCTGCTGTTCGTTGCAGGCGAGCTTACGAACAACAAGGCGGGCATCGAAGCGGTCACCGGGCCGATCGTGCTCAACGTAGTCAACGGCGCGCTCAAGGTCGCCGCTGCCGCGTTCGCCAAGCTGCCATTCGGCATGGGCGGCCTCATCGACGCGGCCTTGGCAAGCTACGTCGCGCAATACACCGACAACCTCGCGACCTATGAAGGCCAGGGCATCGACGCCCTCGCCCTCATGCTCACGAAGATTGCGAACGGACTGCCAGCGTGACTTGGCTCGGCGTCATCATCGGCATCCTGCTAGGGGTGCTCCTGAGCGCCGCGTTCGAGTATCATCACCGTCACCGCAAGCGTGCGGTGTCGCTCCACCTCATGCTCCCTATCGTCACTTACAAAGGAACAAACATCATGGCTGATATAGCCCTCGCAAACGACCTCGTTTACACCATCGGAATCGTCGGCATCGACGGAGCGGGAAACCCCGCGCCGCTCCCAGCCGGCGACGTTGCCTCAGCGGTCTCGAGCGACGCGACTGCGCTTGGCGTTACCATCGGAACCATCGGAGCAGGCGCGCCGGCCGTCGTACTCACGCCGCTCAAGCAGAACGCTACTGGCGTAACCGTCACCGTGACCGACACGGCCGGGCTGACGCAGGACGTGGCGACGTTCGACATCGGACCTGGCGTAGCCAAGAGCCTCGGCCTCGACTTCGCCAACGAAACGACGACGCCGCAGCCGGTGCCGCCTAGCTAGTCGTGGCAACGCGCAAGCGGAAGCGCAAGGGCGGGCGTTGGCTGCAAAAAGCTAGCGCCCGCATGAAGGCCCGCGGAACCAAAGGCAGCTACGGTCACAAGACCGTGGCGCAGATGAAGCGCGATAAGGCGAAGGGCGGCGCGATTGCGCGTAAGGCGAATTTCGCTTTGAACGCCCACCGGATCTCCGCTCGCCGCAAGAAGCGCAGCCGTAGGCTAACGGCGCGCCGCTAATGCCTCTGCCGAAGCCGCTCTCGCGCCGCGCCAGCAAGAAAAAGAAGCGTCGGCGAATGTCAGAGGTAATGCACGACCTTCGCCACGGCAAGCATCACAAGGACCGAACGCGGGCTCAAGAGATTGCCATTGCGCTGAAAAGCAGCGGACAGAGCCGTAAGCGAAAGCGGACTAAGAAACGGGCTCGGCGTCGCGCTTCGCGACGATAGCCTTAACGGCGTCTAGCAGCTCGTGGAAGAATCCCGCATCCATCGTGACCAGCGCCCCGTGCTCGCCCTTCTTGCGGGTGTAGAGGAACACGTTTCGCGGGGTCTTGCCGTGCTTGCGCGCATCGGCCTGCGCTGCGCGGAACATCTTGTGGTGCTCGAACTTCGAGCGCAGCTTACATTCGCATAACGCATCGAGGTCGGCTGGCATTAAAATGTCACCCGGGCCGTGCGCCGAGTTGATGCCCGAGAGCGGCGTTCGGCGTGTTCCCCAAGCCCGCGCCACCTCCGACTCGAATCCTTTCCAACACGATCGCGAGGTGCTCAATGCCTCGGCCCCACGTCCCACAGGTCGCGAAACTCCTCGGTCATCCGCGTCACAGACAGCGGCGGGTACGGCACCGACGATAGCTGCAGGGTGTCAACGATGAGGCAGACTAGCCACGCTACGAAACGCACGGCGAGCCAAAGCGCGAGCATTGTCCCGGCGTAGGCTTCGAGCGTCTGCAGGAGAAGCTCAGGCATCGCGGTCCTTTCTTGTTGCTGCCCAATAGATACGCCACGGTGCCGACACGAAAAGAGTGACTATACAGGTCCCAACTAGCCAAAACCCGACGCGATAAAACAAGTCAGTCATGCGCAAGCGCCTATCGGGACAGTTCGCGCTTCAAACCGTCATTCGCGGCGGTAAGACGCTTTATAAACTGCTCGACACTTTCTTCTTGCGGAGTACGACACTTGGGGCAGAATGTCACCCCGCGCCCGTGCTTGCAAAACTCCTCGGGCACTATGGACGTTCTTTCTGAATATATCCGATAGGAACGACTGCAAGCGCAGCACTTGCTACATCTGGAACAGCTAAGATGGCGCTGATAACCTTCGCGGTTACATCACCTTGCGGGTCATCGGGTACGGTATATACTACTTCAAATAGCGGCATTTTTGTTCTCCTTTATCAGTTATCGTATGTGTCTTGTCTCTTAATCATAGCTCGGATACCGAGCGCAATGACGCTCGCACCTAGAACAAACGCGACAAGCAACGCGATGAGGTCGAAGCTAGTCATCGCTGCGCTCCCGGAAGCTCGCCCATTTCGGGCTGCGGGCCTATCGCGTCAAGCAGTTCGCGCTCGAAGCCGAGGCCGACGCGAGGTACGCCGTCAATGCACGAACGGCACTTGAAGATGCCTGCGACACCTTTGGGATTCGTTCGGAACAGCGCCTTGTCGGTGCGCCCGCAACCGTCACACTTCACTTTTTCTCCCCCTCTCGCACCGAGAGCGCGGCTTGTTTCCGTTGCCAATAATGAACGGCGTCTATCGCAAGGAGAGCCAGCGCGTTGCAGTTGCCTCCGTCGCCGCAGGCTATAGAATGTCGGTGACAGTCACCGTGCCTCCAACTATCGCTGAGAACGTACTGCACCCAACAATCCATAGACTCATGCCAGGGGACGAGGTGTTCTTTCAGGGTCATCCATCGCGTATAGGCTTCGTCAAAGTTTACCCCATAGGTCAACTGCATCGCGGCGTTAGCATCGAGTAACTCAACGGCGGGGTCGTGCGCGGCATCGCCGCTATCCAAGCCCTCGCGCAACTCATCCAACTGCGCGGCAAGCTCGCTCGGGGTGGCGCTTGGCTGAGAGGTCATGCCCCACCAAACACTTCCGGCGATTGAACCGACAACCCAGCAACGCTATTGAGCAGCGCGATAACGAACGACTCCCGGTCGGGTGGAAATACACCACCCTGATTTTCCTTCGCCCATGCTTGATAGGCGCGCTCTGCGGTTTCGCTCCACAGGAGCGTTAGGACAACTTTCTCCGGCGTTAGGTCACTCATATTTTACTTCACTCCTCGCTGGTCGCCCATTCGCCGCCACGAAAATAGCCATGCCAATCGCAGTCTCCGTCCTCGTGTGGTTGGTGGATTTTTATGCTTGGGGAAAGCGTTGGCTTGTCGCGGTTACCGTCCCAATGCCAAGCATTTGGACCCGCAACAGGAATCGTGTGCAACCGTCCGCAGCCAGGGCATCCGAACAGTAGCTTTATTGTTCCGCCTGGGTACGAATCGGAAAACCAAAAGTCGCCGCGTCGTCGTCCGTTGAGTTTCCATTGTGCCGAATCTGCAACGTGTCGTCCGGTCATTACTCCCCCTGTCGAACCGAGAGCGCGGCTTTCCATCCGGCCCTAAAACTTGAAGCGGCGCTCGGCGCTGGCATCCCGTCGTCAATCCAGCTTGCGACCCACTCTCTGCAAGCCGTGCGTTCTTCCGCCTCCGTAACAGCAGCGGGCGCTGCCTGGTCGCGTTGCAGGGCTCCAGCCAAGTATGCGCCGACCATTTCTTCGGCCCATCGTTCGTAATAATCAGAAAAGACGGAGCCACCCATCGTATGTTTGAAACGCGGAGATAATGCGCGACGACGACCTTCAACGTATTCTGCCGCCAGCTGCTTCACAAGCTCGCGTACCGAGGCGCGAGTATCATCCGGCATTTTTGCTCTCCTCATAGCAGGCGTCTAGGGCGGTTTCTATCTTGACGGCGAGGTCGTAGGCGAATGTCGGGCCCTCGCCGCGTTGCGTAACACGGTCGCATAGCTTCCAAGCTGCCGCGACCCTTTTGTTTTGCAGTTCAAGCGCGGACACAACTTTATCGCGCGAGTATTCCGCGTTGCGGCAGGCTTGGCAGGTGCCGCAAGGCTCGCCTTCGCCCATAATGTACGCTTTGCAGGGCTCCGGGGCTTGGCTATGATCCGCCAGGGATTCTAGGGTGTCGGCGGAGGCGGTGAGCACGGCGTAGTCGGTTTTTTCGTACTCAGGCTCGCGGTTGTCAACGACGGCCTGTTCACTCTCGGTTAGTGTTTGCCCCCATCCCGAGAAGATGAAGTCGGGCCACTTGCCCGTCAACTCGCGGAACGCTTGCGAAATAGCGGCGCGCATTGGGCCGTCTGCACCGCGTCTTGGGCTCATCGCATCATTCAAAATGTCGCGGGTAGTTTGCCCGACTTTGCAGTACCAAATGTCGCGCTTAAAGTCAGCAGGCGGCTTTTCGCGCATCGAACGCAACCGATTCACTAGTTCCCGTACGGCTTCGCTGCTTGGCGCTGCCTGGTCGCGTTGCCTCGCCCGCCATTCTGAGCCTGCGTACCACATATCGCGCATCGCGTCTGCGAATATCACGACGCCCGTTCGATAGGCTTCGGCCACGCTTCGCATCGCGCAATCCATCGCCTCCGCTTCCGAGGCGGGCTTCGCCTGGTCAGTCGGTGGGTATGCCATCGTTGCTAGCTCCTTCGCGGTCAGCGATGTTTCGTCCATCCGGTCGGGCGTCTCGATGATGCGGTCGGATAGGTTGCGGGTCATGGTCGCGGGCTCGCGTCAGGCCAGCGCGGCACGGGCACCCACCCGTGCGGCGTCCAGCGCCACTCACCCCGCGCGCAGATGATGTACGCGCTGCCGTCGTCGCTGCGGAACGCGAGGCGCGCGTGTCCGGCGTTGTGTTCGTGGCAGAAGCGTTGCAACGCATCGGGCGGGCGGCAGGCGATCGGGCCGAAGGCATCGAGCGTGCATGACGGCTTGGGCGTTGGTAAAGATGCCGCACTTGCACCACCCTCGGTGCGGCGCGAGTCAGTAACCCCGTGGCCTGGGGCACGGTAGAGCGCAGGTTGTTCCACGGGCCGTGGTACACTTTGCGAGGGCGTCGGCGCGGTCGCGGCGAGGAGCAGGGCAGCGAGGAGAATCATCGTTGCAAAGCCTTGGCCTTCCAAGCGTCGCGCAGGTCCGGGCTAAGTTCGTAGTCGCGTGTGAGAAAAGGCTTCTGACCTCGGCAGCGGCGGTGCGCTCGAACCACAGAGATTCGCCCGGTCGCCTGTGTGCGAAGGTGTGAGCGCACGTCATGCTCCCGACGCTCACGGATATTCTTCTTCTCGCCGATTTCTTTGCCAATCGTATTAGGCTTGCCTCGAATGACGATGCGGTAGTGTTCTTGCTCTTTGTATTTCTGAGCGCGACGTTGTTGGCGCGTTTCCGGGCGGTTTGGGTCGGGGATAGCAACCGCGTGAACGTCGCGATGATTGGCAAAGGCGCAAAAGGCGCGTACTAAAGCCGGACCTGATAGCGAAGGGCCGGGAAGATCGCCACCAGAGCCAAACATTTTGTTCTTCTCGTAGGCTTCTTCGTCGAACGAACCGTCGAATGGGTCTAGCCTCATCGGAGGGCTACAGTATTGAACGACGTACTCACCTTTCACGCGGTTTGCAATACGCTCGTAAAACTTTAGTTCATCTTTCTCATAATTAGGGTCATAGAAAAGCGTCACAAGGGCGTGTTCTCTTATATGCCATGCGGCACTATCTCTTGCGTCTACAATCCAAGCTTCTGGCGCGAATGTTTTAAGCTGAGTGGCTCTGTCGTCCGCGTTGATTTCTGCCGGGAGTATGTATTCGGGCCGCTCGTCAAGGACGATCTTAAATATCGGGAACGGGGCCACGAAGATCGGGACCTCGTTTACCGGATAAGCAATAAGCAGAGTGCGCGCGATATGTACGTTGGCAATGTGAAAGACCTTAGCTTCAGAGTTAAGAGCCTTCCAGCGCGCTATGTCGTCGTCTTGTCCACACTCCTTTTTGAAGCAGTCGATGATCTTATCTACGGCGCCTTCTGCCTTACGGTCTATCTTGCGGATTTCAGCTTGAAGCTCCCGTCGCATACGTTTAGCTTCGTTCTTGGATTTCGGGATGGGGTGCCCCGAGGGCAGCTTTCCGTCCGGGTAAAGCTCGCGGGCCATGTGCTCAAACGCGTTAGTGGCGCTCATCGCTCCCCTCCGCCGCCGAACAGCCGTGCGGGCCACGCAGCGTTCGGGAACGCGGCGCAGGCGAGAATCATCGCCAAGCCTACGAGGTCGGCCAGCGCGGTGACGAGGCGGTTAGTCATCGTCGGGCGCTCCGCTGCCCATCGGTTGCCGCAAGAAGTAGCGCGCGTCGTGCGCGGCCCGAATCCGCTTGAACGGCCGCGCCTTAGACCCGCTAAAACAGTCAGCGAGGTCGTCTGCTGCCGCGTCGCTCGTTCCCATTGAAGGCAGGCCAAACTCCTCCTCGATAAACTTCAGGATCGAACCAAACTCGTGAGGGACGTGGGAAACGTAACCGCTTTTAGCATACGGTGAGATAACAAGCAACGGCACACGGAAGCCGAGTTCATAGGAATTGCGGACTGTCGGCGTAACTGGATCGAAGAACCCACCCCAGTCATCGGGAAATTCGAAGATCGCCGTCGAGTTCCAATACTGCGACCCGCCGATGGCGTTAACGATGCTGGCCACCCAAGCCGGTCCGGAGCCGTCGGTCTTGAGCGCGTGGTCCGACGCGGCGGCGGTCGGCGTCACGAACGACACGCTCGCGAGGTTCCCGGCGGCAATATCGGTGAGCACCTGTGACGGCGGATAGACGACGTTCGTCGCGTACTCGGGCTTCTGCCAAATCTGCTTGATGGCATCGACCGCGTTCCAAGCCGAGCTGCCGCTGTGCCATTGGTAGTAGCGCCAGCTTATGCCCGCCGTGTCGAGCTCGTCGAAGATCGACGTGCGGTCGAAGCACGGGAACGGGCCGTCGTGCTGCTTGCCAGCCGAGTCGATGACCTTCACCCGCGCGTCGGCCAGCGAGTCGCAGCCGCCCTGGCTGCCGATGTGCTGTGGGTCAGACGGGTTGTCGTCGGCCAGCAGGCTCGAGCCGTTGGCGATCGACGACGTGCCGCTGATGAGGTACTGATGCGCCGGGAAGCTCGGGCCTTCGTTGCTCTGGAACATCTCATCGCCCAGGACGTACTGCGTCGCCATGTCCCAATACGGCTGCACCTCAGACTGCGGGACGTAGGCGAACGCGGCGGTACCTTTGGGCGGGCAGTTGCGGGCGCAGTTCACGCCGTCGAGGTCCCACCCGTTCATCGCTCCGCCGGCGTACTCGCGCTTGAAGCTCTCGTGCAGGTGCCCGAGGTCGTAGTGCGCCGTGAGCGACTGCGGGACAAGCGTGACCGTCTGGCCGTAGGAGTTCTGCCCGCTCGTGGCCGTCGTCGCGCCGGGGAAGTTCATAAACAGGTTGTTGAGACTGCGGTTCTCCTGCACGATGATCACGACGTGGGTGATTGGCGGGAGCGGGCCGTGCGGGCGAGTCGTCGGATGCGGAACGCCAGGCAGCGAGGCAGAGGATCCGCCTCCGCTCGAGCAGGCGGCGAGAGCCAGGAGCGCCGCGATAGGCAGCGAGCGAGTCATAGCTTTGCCTCGGGGCGGACCATCGCGATCACCGCCATCCGAACGACCGACGCGACCGAGAGTTGCCTGTGCTTGGCGAAACGCTCAACCTCTGCGTAAAACTTCTTGGTGACGACGGCCTTCAAAAGCGTCCTCGGGTCTTGCATGGGCCCATTATGGGCTTGTGCAGGGTCCGCCGTCAAGGTCAGAGCCCGACTTCGGTGGCGTGGCTGAGGAGTTCGTCGGAATCATCGCCGCCTTTGCGGCGCCGCGCGCTCTCCCGCTCGCGCACAGCTTTCGCTCGCCGGTGCTCCTGCTCGCGCATCGAGGCGGCCAGGGCGTCGCGGTCTCGCTCGATCGCGGCGTCAAAGGCCCGCTCGGCGTCCTCGTAGCGCAAGCCGCGCTCCTCGGCCTCTTGGAGCCAGCGCCAGCGGCGAAGCAGCGCGTACCCGAGCGGAGTCGCAAAATCCCCGGTGCTTTGCCCCCTAGAATCGGCCAGGATGGCCGCAACGCCCGCCTGGCGGCAATCTTCCAGGAAGCGGCGCCAATCGGCGTAGGAGCGCCCTGGAGGCTTGATTCTGGCAAGTTCGACCATCGGCCCAAAAAGGTCGTGGAGTCTGTTCATGCTTCTGCTCCGAATAGGCTGCGTTGCTGGAGCCTCGCCTCAATGAGCGGGCGGTAGCCTTCGTTCAGCTCATAGCCGACCCACGCGCGACCGAGCGACTCCGCGACTTCGAGGGTCGTTCCGCTGCCAGCGAACGGATCGAGAACGAGGTCGCCTGGCTTGGAGCCTGCGCGGATGCAAAGCGACGGAATCTCGGGCGGGAATGTGGCGAAGTGGGCGTCGGGATACGGCTCGACGCCAATCGTCCACACGTCACGCTTGTTCCGCTGGTAACCTTCCCACGGAATTGAACCCGCTACGCCATCTTTTGGGCAGCCTCGTTCGGTCGCCGCTTTCCGCTTTTTATTTCCAGATCGCGACGGAACGTGAGAGACGTTTTGGTATGAGTTTTTTCCGGCCGCTAGGTGCGCTGGTGTTCCAATCTTTTCGCAGGGCTCGGCAATCGCGGTGGCATCCCAGAAGTAGTCTTTCGACTTAGAAAACATGAAAATGTATTCGTGGGATTTAGTGCAGCGGTCGGACACACTTTCCGGCATAGGGTTTGGCTTCGCCCAAATAATATCCTGACGAAGGCGCCAGCCTTGGTCACGGAGCGCGAAGGCGACCGACCACGGTATACCAACTAAGTCTTTCTCTTTTAGATTCGTTCCAGCTAACCTATTCGGGCGTTTCGTTTCCGAGTCCGGCGAACCGTTACCCATAATCGAGCGACGAGCGCAAGCCCAAGCAGAAGCGTAGGAATCTCCAAGGTTGAGCCAAAGCGTTCCGTCCTCTCGGAGAACGCGGCGCACTTCATCGAATACCGAGACTAGCCGGTCAACGTATGCCTCTGGCGTGGGCTCTAAGCCTATCTGCTCGTCAACGCGAACCGCGCCGCATCGCGGGCATGATTCCGGGAAGCCTTCGCGCTGGTGCCCGGTCGTCGCTTTGCCGCCACCAAGGGTTGAGGATTCTATCTTAGGGTCGAGGCGAACAGCGTGTCCGCACTCCGGGTCGCCGCCATCCCAAGAGCCTGTTCCGTAATCGCGAAGCCCCCAATATGGCGGCGAGGTCACGCAGGTCTGCACGGTGCCATCCGCGATCTCGGGCATCGTTTCGCACGACCGATAGAAAACGCGGTTCATGCTTCGGCGGCCTTTCTCGCCCTGTAGACGGCGAGCTCCTCGAGGAATCTTTGAACGCGAGATAACTCCCGAACCGGCTCAGACTCTTTTCGGCAGGCGCACTCCCAGGCCGCGACGATCTGCTCAGGCGAGTACCCGCCGTGAACGAACGAATCGGCGACGCGGGTGTTGCGCCGCTTCCAGTCCGTCCAGGTGGTCGATCGCCCGATGACCGGCTCGACGTGGAGCCATACGGCCCGGAGGATGGCTACCCTCGCATCGAGTTCTGGCCTCGGAAGCGGCAGGCTTCGGACTTTCCCATTCGCTGCTACGGGCGACGGCTTGCCGTTGCCGGAGGAGGAGGTACGAAGTACCGACGACTCCTGAGAGAATAGAGATACCTCTTTTTCGCGCGAAGTCGCGTCCGCTTTGCGTCCAGAGTGAGTACAGGCTGCGTCCCCCGTGCTTGATTTTTGCGTCCCGACCGAGACACTCTTGCGACCGGGACGCGTCCCGAAAGCGGACAGCCAGCCCCGGAGTTCCGTTTCCCTGAATCGTAGCTTTAGCTCAGAGCGAAGGAGCCGACCGACCTGCCGCACGGAAGGCTTTGCGCCGCGGCTTTCGAGATATTTCCAGAGGGCGACGGCCTCTTGCTGAGGGCTCATGCGTCGGGTTCAGCGGCCAGGGGTTGTGAACACCTTGTTCGCAAGGTGTGGATATCTCCAAAAAGTAGCGCGTGGTTGATGCACACCCCGTGTTTCAGGGAGTGGTTTATGGCCGCGATTGGAAGCGTGCAGGCTCCGATTCGGCAGAGCGTTCGGATCGGCTGTTGTCGGGATTTTCCGCGACGTTGGTTACGGTACAAAAGCGCACTCCCTCGATTTTGCGTCGAGGGAGCGTGCGAAAGGTGCGATGCGCCGGCTCGCGTCCGCGCTCGGGGACCCTTCGGCTCGGTCGCCCGGCGCCGATGCGCTCGCGCTACCTCGGCCGAGGCGGCGCTCGCCCGCCTAGTATCTCACCTCCCACGTCGCCGCGCAACCCCCGCGCGCGGCAGGCGACGCACCGGCAGGGTGGCGAGCACGCGGGCGAGCTCCGCAAGCTGAATCGCAATGGCGAGGGTCATCGCTTTGCCGCCGGGGCTGGCTCGCTGAAAAACTTGAAGCCGGCACAAACCCGGAGCGGCAAATCAGGGCGCTCGTGGCAGTAAAACTCCTCGTCCTCTCTCATGCATTCGATGGCGTCCAATATGGTTTGAGCGCAACCGTTCGGGTAGGTTCCGAGGCGGAACGCGCACGTTCTGCAGGGTTCCTCGAATATAACGCCGGCCGCGACTAGTTCCTCACGCGCGGTCCAGGCCAAACGTGCAAGGTGGAACCCGGCTTCGCGGCCTTCAGGCGACGGCTCGTTACGAATCATCGCTTTGCCTCCACTCCTTGCATTAGCTTGTCAAGCAGTTCGGGGTCATCGCAAAACGGGCAATCTGGGACCTTCTTGGGCTCAGTCACCTTGGCGTAAAAACGATCCTCTAGACTCATTGCTTGGTTTCCTCGTTAGCTTTGACGCGGGCGACAAATGCTTGCAGCGCTCGACTAAACTGCTGAAGCTGAACCAAGTCTAATTTCGTGCTAGAGACTTCTTCATCCGGCTTGTCGCGAAACAATTCTTCGAACGTATCTCTTAAAACAAACTTGTAGAGCCCGTCCTTCTCGCTCGTGTCGATGCCACGATTCGCGCACCACACATGAATGTTCTTGATGCCCTCTTTGCGGCGGCGCGTTGCTTCGGCCGGGCTCTCGACAGGCGGCGCTTTCGGAGCGGCCTTTGCGGCCGGGGGCGTCACGTTGCGCGGCTCGCCCTGCGCGGCCATCGTTGCGGGCATATCCTCAACGCCTTGCGTGAAAATGTCGCTGCATCCGGTCGCCACTAACGTCGCGGCAATCAGCGCCCGCTTGTCGGCCATTTTCTTGATCGTGTTTTGAAGTTCGGAAACGTCCTCGTTCGCAACCTTGCCGGCATTCTGTGATTCGATCGCCGCGTCGCCGTCGCGAAACTTCGCGCCGCAGCCGTCTTTTTTCTTGAAGCAAACCCAGCCGCCGCCGTAGTCGGCCTTGCCTTTGATGATGGCTTCCTTGCCGCATTGCGGACAGACGCGGGACGAGTTGCGGTAGCGGTACTTTGGCTCCCAGGAGTTGCACGCACCGCCAAGGTTAGCCACTTCGATCCGGTCGTTCACAGTCGGCCCGGTCTGCCGGTAGATGCGGCAATAGCGGTCGTACATGATAAACGGCTCGCCGCCGTGGTCCTTGCCGGTGAAGTCTAAAATCGGCGGCGATTCGTTCCCGGTTTCCGAACGTAGCCCCATGCCAGAGAGCAGCGCCTCCGCGCCCGGCTTGTAAAGCGTCGGCTTCTGCGTGCCAGGGATGACGCCGTAATGAACGCCCTCTTTGAGCCGTTCGCGGTAGAATCGGTCGCGCTCGCGCAGCATGGCAAGCTGGTCGTCAACGCTGGTCGCGAAGCGCGGCGTCCACTCGGCGGGAGCGAAAGTCTCGCGTACCGCAAGCGGCTGCTCTGTCACCTCGCCTTCGATTATCTCTTGGCTCATGCTGTGCTCCTCATATCAATTCCGGGCATATTCTTGCGCCTCCACTCCGCCGCTACCAGCGCCGCTTCCGAAAGAGTTTTATACCTTCCGAGGTTCAGCCGCTTCCCGTTGCATCGAATCTGCACCATGTAATGAGCACGGCGGCGCGACGTTTCCGGGTAGAACCAGACGTTCTTCACGCCAGTTTTTGACCACGGCCGAGCCTCGGTATTGTGGCAGTTCACGAAATGAGCAACGATCCGAAGATTCGCTCGGCGGTTGTCTAGCCGATTGCCGTTAATGTGGTCAACTTGCTCGCGTCCCTGAGCGTTTGTCAGTATCCGATGAAGCCTAACGGGCAGCCATTTGCCGCCTATCTTGAAGTTTGAGGTCGCGTAGCCACCAGAATCAATGTGCCAATTCTTAGAGGCCAAAAAAGATCGGTCGCATTCGTCAAATATCAGCCACTCAGGAATAAGCTTTCGCGGCCCTTTAGGCATGAAGGCTGGCCTTTAGCTGTTCGCTAACATCTGGCTGAAAATCTGGATTCTTGGGACATTGTTTCACTAGACACCCGCGACAGCGCCACGGCGCGTCCGGATCGCCTTCCGGTTCCACCGGCCCGAGCGCGGCCTGCAAGCGCAAGCCTTCGCCGATGAGCGCGTGCTGCCAATCCCCGAGTCGAAACCAATCGACGCGGAGCTTATCAGGCGAAGCTGGCCCGCTCGTCATGATCGCGAAATCCTCAACGCCTTTCGCGGCGGCGTATTTTGCGGCCTGAAGGCATTGGTAGCGCGCACGCTGCTCCGGGTCGGTTAGCGCGCGAGGCCACATCGTAACCTTGTGCTCCACTACGCCTTGCTCGTTTACTTGATAGCCGAGATAGCGATAGTAAAGGTCTATATGTCCCGGCGTACCATCGTGCTCTACCTCGGGCTCTAACTCGACGTAGTATCCCTCATCGGCAAGCGAAGCGGCGAGCAGACACATTCTCCACGCCCCGATGAGCGTTCCGTTGTCGAGGTTATCGAGTTGCACCTCGGGCGAAAACTTTTCTTCCTCGCCGCGCGCGAGATGCCAGAGCTTGCGGACGCATTGGCCCGCGTCTGAGATGCGGAGCGTTCCCGGCTTGCGCTCATGGTTGGCGGCGTCGAACAGCCCCGGCGCGATCTCGGCCCACCGCTCGGCGGCGGCAGCGCGAAGCTCGGGATCGACGGCAGCGGCACGAATGCGGGCGGCGACGTCTAACATTTGACGGCTCGGCTTCCCGCTACCGTTACGTCGATAATCTTCATGTTGCTGTCCGAGCCGTATGCGCTCGCGAGATTGTCGGGCATCCAATCGGCTAACTCTCGTGCGCGCGTTTCGGCACGATTGTCGTTCTCGTCGTCAAACGCGAAAGTAATAACCACGCAGTATCGCGTCATGCCGTCGGCGGCTCGTGGCCCCAGCGCCGCAGCTCAGCCAGCGCAGCGGCGAGGTAATCCGGGCGCGATCTAAGATCGTAGCCTGGTATATGCTTTTGCTTCCATCGCTCTACTGCGTCTTTAGCTTCCAGTATCGTCGCGAAAGACCCAAGGCAGTAACACACCCCGTCTACTCTCACCTGGGCGTAATAAGGCAATCTTCCTAAACGGTTAGCAGGGTAAACATTTTTAACGCCGGTTTTGGAGGATTTTGAAACCGGGGTATTGTGGCAGTTCACAGAATGCCTTACAACCCGGAGGTTTTCTCGCCTATTGTCTAGCTTGTTGCCATTTATATGGTCCACCTCGAAGCCTGGCGGGACATCCTCAATTATCTCTCGATGCAAGCGTATTTTTCGCCTTGACATAACGTAGCCGGAGCCGTCGAGCCACCAGCGACGTCCTTCAAGGATGCTGCGATCTTTTTCGTCTACTAAGACTCCTTTAGGAACATACGCAGGTCCTCTGGGAGCGCGCGATTGGTGACGACGGACAAATGTATTCCAATGCCCTTCGTAGACTGTCCATTCTGTAGCGTTGCCACATCCACACGCGCAGAGAGGGGGGCTTTGATCCAGGGGTTTAGCGTACCGATATTTTCCCATTTAGTTTGGGTCCTTGGGTATGCGCGGAGGAGCCTCTAGCCAGTCAACTCCAGGGGTGGAGCATCGGTCGCACGCGAAGCGCTCATCGCGGCGCAGAGGCTGTTGGCAGAAGGCGCAGGTTTTCATGCGTGGCCTCCAGGGTGAAGAATCGTGCATCCGAGGTCGTACGCTGCGGCAACAAAAAGGACAAGTGAGATAAGGCAGACGCCTACGATAACTACTACCTGAACCCACATCGGCAGCTCACCCAAGAACAGCGGCGGCAGCTTAGAAACTAGCCAGTAGATGCCCGTAATAACGGCGACGAAGCCAATGATGACGCCAAAACCTACTAGGAAGCAAAGCGCGGCGCTCATACATCCTCTCCCAGCCCGGCAAGGCGGTCCTCGTAGCGTATGCCGTGAGGCGCGAGCCCCATTTCGGAGCGCACCCGCTCTCGCAGGTGGTCGTCGCAAAGCGCCAGGCGCTCGCATCCGTCAAGCGGCATTTCCTCGCCTCGGCAACGCCAACAGGCTAGGCTCGTCATTGCGAGCCCAGCGCGAGCCACGCCCCAGCCGCGAGGCAGAACAGCAGGAACACGCCGACTAGCAGGTCCAGCCAAAACTCGCGCCGCTTCCAAGCTCGCCGGCGGTCAGCAACGCTGCTCATGATTCGCTTTCGATCGGCGGCCGCTTGCCGTTCGCGGGGGCGGGGCGGAGCGTAAAGTCCATCGCGGTCCAAAGCGGGAGCGCCTCGGGCAGCGTGACGTACAGCGTGGCGTCGTTCCCGGCCGCGATTTCGTGCCGGTATCCGCCGCCCAGGTTCGTCACGCCGACCGCGTGAACGCCCACGACTTCGCCGAAAAACGTCCGCTCTTGCGTCGCGGAAGCCTCTGGTGTACGATTCATGCGGGACCTTTCTTTCGAAGTGTTGATCAGGCTGAGGCCCGGGGACCTAAACCTCGGGCCTCAGGCATGCCCTGGGCCGGAATCCGAGCGCCGTCCTCGCTCTGCTCGCCATTACGCTGCGAGCGACGATTCCCCAATACTGCGTCGGTCTTAGCCTCAAGCGCCGTGAAGGCGAATGTCGAGAGGGTCAGGCCGAGCGCCTTGGCCGCCCGGATGATGCGCCGCTTCTGCTTGTCCGTCACGCGCACCGCGATGGTTGCCGAGCGGATTGGAGTCATGCCTAGATTGTATCACGGACGTTTCACGGCGTCAAACGTTTCACGCCTGCGTTGAACACAAAAAAGAGAGGCCCGCATCGCTGCGAGCCCCTCGTCCCCACTGCTTGCTCAGGAGTGCCGGAGGTCTACGCCTCGGCGGTCGGCTGCACCTCTCGCCGGCGGCGCTGCTTGGGTGGCGCGCAGGCGGGATGCTCGGCGTCGTCGAGGCTTCGCCCGCAGAGGCAGACGCTGGCGATCCGCTCCCGCAGCGGACGAGCGTCGAGGCCCAGGCCGTAGCTCGGCGCGGGGGATTTCATGCGGGCACCGCTTCGCGGTCCGCCAGCGCCTTCCGCGTTTCGATGAAGTGCTGGGTGCACAGCGCGCTTTTTGTGTCGAACGGGTGCGCGTGGCGAGCTCGGCGCGAGCAGCGGCGGAAGCCGTCAGTCGAACCGTCCTTTGCCGCGTAGTTGGCATCATTCGGGTAGCGGTCCCGGACCATTCGTGAGCATCTAATCATGGCTTTGGAGTCCTTCTTTCTGTGAGGCGATTAGGGGCGGGGTTCGAGGGCATCGGAGAGCTTGCGGGCCAGGCCGTCGAGCACCTCGGCGCGAACCTCGGCCGCGCGCTCGCGGACCGGCTCGAGCGCCGCTTCGGTGAACGGGTCGGGCGGGGCTTGCGGGGCAGGCGCAGCGGTCGGCGCGAGGCTCGGCGGCGGCGCAGGCTTGCGGCGGCGGGCTGCGCGGGTCAGCGTGGCCCGCGCCCATTCCGCGACCGGAGTATCGCCCGCGGCGGCCTTGAACGCCTCGCGGTCAGCGGGCGCAATCGGCACGGTCAGGCGGTCAGTATAGCGGGGCATTAGCGCGCCTCCCGGTTCGGCGTGGTCGTCGGCACTTCGCCGCTTAGCGCCGCGCGAATCCTGGCGAACGAAAGCTCCATGAGCTCGTGAACCTTGCTTCCTTCGGGCCGCAGTTCGCTTGGCGCGATTGACATTATACGGTCCATCGCGGTGAAGGCAGCGGTGATGCGGCGCTGGTACTCGCGAACGTCTGCGCTTAGCTTCAGAAGATCGGGCACGCGCTCCAACCCTTGTGGGCCACAGGAACAGGGAAAGGGGCCCGTTGCTCCTACTGATTTTTCGACGCAGGCTTGAGTATGCTGATACACGGCGGCCTCAAGGCAGGCGGTATGCCAATACCGCTCTTCGTACTCGTCGTCAAATCCGATTGGCTCATCGCAACCCTGGCAACGATCCACGGCAACAAGCATTTTAGTCATCTCCATCCTGTGTCGGAAGCGGTCCACCGTAATGCGTTGGTGCAACGTGCCGTCGCCCAAGGTGCCTCTCGGCACATTCCTGGCAAACCTTGTCGAACGCATCCCAAATCCGCCTGTTTTCCGCTTCGAGGGCCAAGTTTTCGCCCCGCTTGGCCTCCAGCATATCGTGAAGCTCGTGGACCCTTTCGCTGAGTAAGCGGATACTGCTAGCGGCTTCAACGAGAGTCATGCGAATGTTTTGATGCGCTTCTTTCTTGGAGAGGCGCTCTAAATCGGCAGCAAGGGTAAAGGCGGAACTTCTCATTAGCATTATGGCCCCACAATCTTGGCAAGGTGGCTTTCGCCGTGAACGTCACAGGGAGCCAACGGCGGGTTTTCGTGGTCGGGATGGTAGCACGCCATTGGAATCGGCACGTCGCGCCACAGGTAGAACGGCGGCTCTCCGCTGGCGTATGGCGAGCGGTAGCCAGCCGAAGCAAAGTATATCGCGCAATCCATACACCACAGGTCGTCGCGTTCAGGGTCGTATGCGACCGCGTGCGCGTCGTGACCGGCGTGCGTCGAGCGTATCCACCGCTCCGCCTCGATGCGGTCGCGGAGCTTCTCAGCCTCTTTCCAGCTCATCGAATATAGACCTCAATATCATTTGCTATAGCTAGGAGCTCATCGCGGGTTTCGGGCCAAAGCCATTGAATCGACATATCCTGCGTGTAGGTGATCGCTATGTCGTCGCCGTGCGCCGGGATAACCTCGCACGTTTCCGCGACAGTACGCAGCCATGCCGCCGTGTTCTTCCAATCGCGCCCGATACTCATACCCTTATCGCGGCTCATCGGTCGTCGTCCGCATAGTAGCGGCCATCGAGGCCGCGCCGCACAGCATCGTCGGTCGCGACGCCACGCATCGGCTCGTCCGATTGCTCGACGGCGATGCTGCTCCCGTTGTCGAACTCGATGCGATCTTGTGGTTCGGGAACATCAGCTCGAATTGAGGTTACAGCCTCTTTGTCTTTACGCCTATGCTTCGCCGCGTCTTGCTCCCATTCGACTCCAGCCTTGAAGGCTCGCCGAGCTTCAGATTCCGCGACAACCAATGCCATTGCATCGCTTGCTTTCGTTCCGCTTGGCGGCCTAAAATCCCGTTTCACGATGTAGCACTCAACGGCGGCTTCTAGGTCGTCACTCATAGTGTTCCCTCGATAATCGCGCGCGCCGTCGGATCCTTCATGCATAGCGTACAGGAACAGGCTGCGACCGGGTGCGATACGTTCGGGTCGTGCGCGAAGCCGTCGTTTTGAGCTACTCGCCACCGGGCGCGGATACACCGGCACGTTATCGGCGCAATTAGGTCGCCTGAGCAGACGAACCCGGCGTCGCCTAGCCGTTCGCATTTCACGTGCATCTTCCTTCGCAAATCCGGCTTGAAAGCATCGTGTCGCGGAAGTGGAGCGGCGTCTTGTTGCGTCCGCCACAGACCGGGCATTCCGACACGTATTCGGTGAGGAGGTTCCCAGGCGCGGCATCGAGCTCTTCGCGCGTGTAGAGTTGGCCATCGGGGTCTTTATACATTGGCTGCCTTTCTTGCGGCTAAGACGATCGGCAGGGAGCCGGTGCGGTTCCATTTCGAGCCGTCCTTGCCTTCGACGATCGAGGCGTCGGAATTGGTGCGATAGGTGCGGCCATCGTGGGTGAACTCTGCCATCTTTGCGTCGCGCAAGGCTTCCTGCAGCATCGGCGACGGCGCTAGCGTCCGCTTCTCGCGGGCGGAGAGCTTGTAACGATACTGTGTCATGCTAGGGCCTCCATATCTTCCCAAGCAATCGCGAACGATGCTTCGAGAAGCGGGTGTTCCTGGTATTCGTTCGCGCGGTCGAGCTCGTAGCGCACGTCGGCTAGCGTTTCGCGCAGGCCGTTTAGCGTCAAGCTCGGCCGCGAGCTCGCCTGGCTAAGGATGCGCGCGATATACGAGCAGCCATCCTGACCGGCATAGCGCGCGAGCCGATCGGCGATGAACCGGAGCTTGCGGTCGGGGCGCGGGTCGGCCGCGTAGTCGCGTAGGCCGGAGCCGGTATCGAGAAGCAAAGAGTTCAGCATTGTGGAGTTCCTTTCTGTATCTACATTGTACTCCCAAATGTACTCCCGTGCAAGGGGTTCGCCAGCCTATTTTCGCGGCTAGCGCCCCAAACCGCCGCCAGCAAAGGAAAGGCCCGGGGGGTTAGGCCGGGCCGGGGGTTCGCTAGCTAGCTGGCTAGGCGGACGCTAGCGTATCGGCCTTGCGTCGCTTACGCCAGGCCTGCACGCGCGCGGTTTCCTTCGCCATGCAATCCTCGCAGAGGGTGCGGCCGGCTAGCGTAGGCCGCGCAAGGTAGCTAGGGCAGCGAGCGCAGAAGCCTTTCGCGCGGCGATCGGCCAGGATGCGCTTTTGGCGTTCGGCGTTCGATCCCATATCCTCGTTATGGTACTGCGTCGAATCGAGGTTCGCAAGGGCCTCGCAGAGCAAGCCTTCGACGGTATCGAGCGGCAGCGTGTAGCCTGCCTTGCGAAGCAGCGAGCGAAGGCGCTCCGCCTCCGCCTTGTTGTAGGCGAACGCGCCTCGCTCACCGTTGCCGTAGGCGCCGCGAATATGCGCGTTGCCGTAGTCGTCGACGATGACGGCCGTGCCCTTGTGCTCCGCCTCTCGAACGTCCTTGGCGAACGCGGCGACCTGCGCCTCGAGCTCGCGCGGCAGAGCGACTACCATGCGAAGCCTGCCGGAGCGTCGAGCAGAGGTTCGCATTCGTGGCATTCGGAATCGATCGCCGCGCCATGCTCGCACGTCTCGAATAGCGCCCGAGGGAGGGCGGAGGCCGGCGAACCGGCCCCCTTGCGGATGTCGGCGAGCTCCTGGGATAGCGGGCGGCCGGAGGCAAACGCGGTTCGCTCGGCCGCGGCGATGAATAGGTCGCTCATGAGGCCACCTGCTTGTAGTAGCCAGGAAGCGCGGCCGCGAAGCGTTGCATCTGGTAAACGCACGATCCGTAGGCTGGAGGAGGAACGACGGAGAGAGGCCCGCGCGTGATTGCGTCCTCGAATGAGAGCTCGCGCAGAATCCAGCCTGCGGGCGCTCCTGTCCGCCAATCGCGCCGCGAGATAGTGTCTAGGATTCCGAAAAGCACCTGCTCCTTCGCCATCTCTCGCTCGCGCGCCGCGTTAATGCGCGCTTCGATTCCGCGATGCTTGTAGCTGAGGGTGACGTAGTAAGGCGCGCCGTACTTGGATTCGGCGTCGCGAATGAGGGTATCCGTGCGCTCCTTAGCCTTTAGCCAGGCTTCGCGCGCCGCGTAAAACTTGGTCCGGTAATCCATTGTTGAGGTCCCTTCTGCCGGTTGAGGCCGGCGGCAGTATGGCGAGGGCCGGCGCGCTAGTGATCCTTATTGTGCTCGCGGAGCTCGCGATCGTACTCGTCGCGCGCGGACACTTGCTTGGAACGGCGCGCCTTTTGCGCCTTGATAGCCGCGAGAATCTGCTCGCGAACGGTCTGGTGCTTATCCATGTACCCATGTTACCATAATGGATACCATAACGCAAGAGGGCGCGGAAAGATACTTGCGCGTACTTGACATGAGGGCGTAGAATGCAAGAAGCCCGCGGCCTCAACTCCGCGAGCTTCCAAAAGGTCGTGCTGGCGACCCGCGCCAAGTCTACCACGGAAACCGCCAGCACGCAAGAAAGGCGGTTTTGTTATGGTTCGAGGGAAAGGCGCGACCGGGTGCGCGATGCAACTCGTTCGCATTCCTCGCCACAAGCCGCGCAAGAAGGTTCTGCAGCGCCGCGCCGCCGTTAAGGCCGCGATCGCGCGCTATTGCCCAGGGTGCAGCACGCCTTTGATCCGAACGCGCCGGCCGAACGAAGAAGCCTGGCGGATGACCTGCTCGAGCTTCTGCGGATTCGAGGCCGCCTAACGCACGCCGCCAAGACGCCTTCACCGCGTCGAACCTCTGGAGCTCGCCGGCGCCCGCCTGAGCTCGAGGCCGATGGGAAGGAGAACCTACGGAGAGGATGGGCGAACTGCGCCCGCTAGGGCGCGCTACCTTCAGGACGACCGGAGGGAGGACAACCCGGAGGGTTTCTGGCCTGAGGCCAGGGCGGAGCCGCCACGAGCCAACAGCAGGAGCGGCCTTAGAAGGCCGCGACCGACACGCGAAGCGCCATAGCTCGTCGTAATGCTCCGCAATTGACTCTCCCTCCGCCCGCCTCTCTGCCGGCACGAGCATCCGCCCGCGCGCCGAGGCCGAACGGCGCTGGCAGGTCGATACCCCCGAGCAGTGTGTTTGCGAGCGAAAGACTCATGCTGGGCTTCGCCCTTTGCAAAAAAAAA